ATGAATTTCACGCTTAGGGTCGTCGCCGCTGTAGTCGTTCTTGGGATCGGGTTTAAGTTCGCGCCGATCCTCGCCGTACTCCTCGGCTGCGGACTTGCAGTGTGGGCGGCGTTCGTTTTAGCGCTACGCAAGTGGGAGCGCGATGGAATTCGCCGCCAAGCCATTTATGCTGCTGCGAATCGCGCCGAGATTGAGGACGCGCAATTCAGGGCCGACGACGAGCGCGGCATCTACGGGCAGTACCCACCCGAGCGCCTCACTTCCTAGTCCCGACTTTCTGGTGTTGAGACTTCTCGGAGATCTCTCACTCAACCCTTGACCTTGAACCCTTTTGTGTGTATAGTTTGAGTTGTAAGGCACAAGGTCTTACAACAACTCAAAAGGGTGATGCACTTGGATTGGTTTGATAAGTCGGACTTCCAATGGCTGAGTTCAGTAGCCATTGCCGTGATTCTCACCTACAGGTCAGAGATTCGGAAACGAATCAACGCCTACAGGTACCGAGGGAAACGAAGGAAGTCCAGCGAGTAGCTAGAGAGTGCGGGGACCGGAAAGCCAGTAACTATCCGGTACCCGCACCCTCCAAGTATCACCCACGGACAGAAAGGTCAGCAATGAAGCGATTCATCACCCCCGCGACAGGACTCATGGCCGCAACCGGGGCGTACGGCGTTTACCTCACCGCGACATCGTGGGATCCCGCTAAAGCTGGAATCATGTGGGCCGTGTGGCTCGCAGCAGGTGTCGTGATCATTCGACACGAGGAACGGAAGAGGCGGGCAGTCGACAAGTGATCGTTTACCTCAGTCGTGGCGACATTGCAGAACGGCTGCATTTGAGCCTCGAGACGATCAAGTCGTATCAACGTCGCGGATACCTACCCGAGCCGGACGCTCGGGTAGGCCGCAACATGGGCTGGCTTCCCGAGACGATCGACAAGTGGATGGAGACTCGACCCGGCCAAGGAACACGCACTGACCTGCAGGACTAACGTCCTCCAACTTTAGTAGGAACTTTACCTGACCTTTAGTTGAACTCTGTACCAAGCGTCCAGGTGTCTGATTTGATTGGGTAATGAATCCGCTACTGGACAGTTGGATCTGCAATGACGGTTATTAACGCACGTCATCGATTCAACGCAACTCCTTGTCACGGTAAACTCACCGAAGTGAGCAACCACAGTGATCGACCAGCCATCCCCAAGGGTGTCCCGCGGGAACTGGCTGACGACGTTCTGGGTCTGCCCGTGGAGATCCTCCGATGGGTGAGCTTGGTTGGCCCAAGGCTGACGGAAATGACCGAACAGGAACAGGCTGACGCCCTCATTGCCATGGCGGAAGTCGCCGAAGGCGGAGGGAAACGCGTCAACATCTTCCTCGGCAACAAGAACATCAACGTCGAACACGCCAAAGTTGTGAACATCAAACACGCCTAGATAGACCACAACTCCCCCACCCACAGCGGGGCGGGGGAATCGTAGTCACTCCGATGCGACCTCGGGCACGGGTGTCGCCTGCGCCATACGGCACCCAACGCCGACGCGCATCACCTTGTCCGCGTCGAACCCTTCGATAGCTAGCCAATCGTCGTCCGGGTTGTACCAGGCTTTGAACGTCAGGTCCGGTCGCGACGGGATCAGGAATTCAGCTTTGTTGTTGTCGAGGCTCATAGGTCTCGCAACCTCCATTCATCGAGCGGGATGGACAGGTATGTGCCGTGCCAGCCGGGCACGAGGTCGCCGCGCGAGAAGGCGTAGAGACTCATGCCGCCGTACTTGTCGTTGGGGCCGGTTGCGAACTCACGGGCAGGGTCAGGGGCGGTCAGAACCGCGTGGCTGACGGTCTCACCGTTCTTGTAGAGCGTGTAGCCGTCACCTGCCGCGTGCAGATACCAGTCCGCGTTCTCGGTGTTCGCGTGCAAGACTTCCGCCATCATCTTCCCGCCGATAAACGCTGGATTCGACGTGTTGCGAGGGTAGGCGGCATTAAATCCGCGGATCTCGATCTTGTTCTGGTAAATCATCGCCGCGACACCGACAGTGAGGTCCGCGTTTCCTCGGAGCCAGATCATCGAGTTGTATGGCTTGTTGCGGATCTCGTTGATGATGTCGTAATTCGGCCACGTCTTCGTTCGGGTGCCGACGCTCTGCGATTTCGTGTTTGTCGGTAGCGCCCACACTGCCGTTGTGTAGTTTTCGCGTGAGTCGAATTTGCCGTAGTCGACGCGGCGAGATTCGACCGCGTTGTCCCACAGTGTGATTCCGATTCCTGTGACACCCCAGTTCGGGCCGATGGTGTTGGAGTTCGGTCGGTCGAACGTGTCGACATAGCGTGCCGGGGACAGCGCGGACTTCTGCCCGAGTGCGGCCCAGGGGATATCGAGGCTCGCGGTGTCGAGCGTTCCGGCCGGAATGTTGGCGGAGATCGCATTACCCGTCATCGAGAGACGAGAGGGATTCACGCCGGCTCGTGCTGCGATCACCGAGGTGGTCTTGCGGAACAGGGGTCGAACCGTGCCACCTGATTGCATGATGCATACCGCGAACCATTCACCCGGCTCTGCCTGCACGTCGTCGAACTCCCAGGTCACATCCGAGCTGATTGCCGGAAGGGCCGGAGTAGACAAGCCGCCGCCCCAGGAGCCATCGACAATCGTCAGCGCGCCATTCGGCACTCCGTTCGTCGTGTCCATCCGAAATAGCCAGAGATAGAACGACGCTGGGTTAGCGGGCCGCGGTCCGAGTGCCAGCGTGATCGTGTTGTAGATCCGCTTACGGGTCGACTTGATGAACACGAACTCGTACCGGCCAGCGGGTGGCGTGTAAATAGGGTCCGCCCACACAAACGACGTGGTTGCCTCGTCGATGAAGTGCCGGTGTGAACCGCCGCCCTCTGTGCTGGTGAACCCTTGGATGCGCCACGGAACCCGCTCCAAGTCGCTCCGAGGGAACGACACATCTTCGAGCGGATTCAGGGACTGCCAGCCTGGGGTGTCCTTCGGGACATCCTCATGCTTCGCGCGGGTGCCGATGTCAGGGACCAGAGCGGCGATGTTCTTGTCGAGAATCTTCCCAGTTTCTTCTGCGGCAGCAGCCACCGCGGCAGCCTCCTGCGCCTCCTGCATCGCCGCCTCGGCCTGCTCCTCCGTGAGAACGATCCGGCCCTGCTGATCGGTGAGTTGAGACTGTTGCGCCTCTGCCGCGCCGCCCTTGCCTGGCTGCCACAGTCCGTAGAACCAGTCGCGAACGCCGGACACGATCTCGTTTAGCGGCGTCACGATCAGCCCACGGAAAACTTCTCCGATCTGATTGACCGTGCGGTTCACTTTCTTGACGAAGTCCTCTACCCAATCACCGATCGCCGAAAGTCCGCCGCCGACAACGCCAGTGATCGCTTGCGCGATGTCCTTGATGACTTTGTCGACCTTCTCGACCAGGAATCCGATCGACGGTATGAAATCCGCGATCATGTCCAGCAGACTTCGGTCGATCCCGAGGATGTGCTTCCACCGCTCCAACTCATCCGACGGCAGATCCCGCCCCTGCAGCTCGATCAGCTTCTTCGTGTAATCCTCGGGAGTCGCCTCATCAGCCATGCTGTGTCCTAAATGCGTTGGGTGTCCACGTAACCAACTAGCGGCTCGGGAATGTCGATGGCAGGCGCGTCATCGCGCCGCTGCCCAATGAGGAGGTGAATCAACGTCACCGCTGAAGCAATCACGACATCCTTCGCTCGGATGATCGCTTCCTTCACTGTCACAACCTCTTCCAGGCGTGCCACCTTTTCGGTGAGCCTGGTGATGTCGTCACGCATTGGCGTCAGCAGAACTTCGAAGTCCTTGCGCTGCTGTTCCGCAAATGCCTCAAAAGCCTTGCGCTGGTTGTCAGCGGCCGTCGTTGTTTCATTGGTGTCGTTCGTGTCTCGCGTAGACAGGTAGTTCATCCGAACCCCGTAGCCGCCGCCGATCAAGCCGACCGCGGAACCGGCAAAACCCACGAGATGAGACCAAGTCAGTGAGTCCAAAGGAACTCCTTCCATAAGGCGCGGCAACCCTCGCGGGTTGCCGCGCCGCACTCACTACTCGGAGGCAGGCTCAGAGACCAAGGACGCAGTTCCTCGACCAAAACCGCCAGACGCGATGGAAGTCAGCACAGACATCAACGCAGCCAGGCCAGATACCGACGCAACGCCCTGCCAATCCACGTCCAACCAGCCGAGCTGGCCGATCCCAAGAGTCGCCAAGGCCGACTGCGCCGCAGTCTTAGTCGCACGCTCTGCAATGTCCAACAGGTAAGTCTTCATCAGTTGTCTCCTACGATTTGAATTGCGCCCGACGGATGCCAGACGAGAGATCCACGCTCGAAGTCCTGCCGGCGGCCACCGTCGAAGTCGTATTCATCCGAGGTGGGCCAGCCGAGCTTGGTGGGCTTGTCGTCGATTCCGCGGACGCCGCCCTCTTCGACCCATCGGCGGCCGATCACGCCATGGCAGACGAAACCCTTTGTGCCATATCGTCGGGCGATCGTTCCGCCCTGGAATGACTGCAGGTCGCCCTCGGCTTCGTAGACGACGTGGAATCGCTGTGGGTAGCCGAGGAACTCGATCTCCCATCCGCGCGCAGCCCACACTTCGTAGACGAGCTTCGGGACCGGGACAGCTCCGGTGTCGGGATGCCAGTAGATGGAACCGTTTTCGAAGTCCGCGTAGCGTCCGACGCCGTCCTTGCATTTACGTTCTCCGTCGTGGAGGCGCTTGCCGAGCCAGTCGGAAAAGAACCGAACACGGTCGATCTGGTTCTCGATCACCGGAACGTCTGGCTTCACACCGTTCAGTTCCGCGATCATGTTGTCGACATCAGCGCGGAACTTGCCCATGTCCATTCCACCCGGATCCCACTTGCCTTGGATCGCAGCCCATTCCTTGTGGCCGATCGTGCGGGTCGACGGGTGTCCGAGTCTGCGGAGGACCGCTGCGACGATGCGCACGTACGCCCAGTACTGTGCGCTCGACCAGCCCTCGGTTCCCGAGTTCTCGGCCTCGACGCCGATCGTCACCTGGTTTGCGGCGTTCGTTGCGATGCCAGGCCACGAGCCGACGCCCGCATGCCAGGCGATGCCTACACCGCATACGGTTGCGTGGCCGCTGCGGGACAGGTGGATCTGCGACGCCAACCCGAGCGACGGGTGGTTCGCGATCGCGCCCGGCCCTGGGTTGCTGCCAACTGGCGCTCCGGTGTGGTGTGCGATGACACCCCAGATGGCGCCGAAGTCGCCCTTACCTCGATTGAGTGCGCCCGGAAACACCGAGACGCTTACTCCTGCATCACGAATGACTTGTTCAAGCCAAACGGGATCACCTTTCCATGCCATAGAAGGCCCCTTCAATCAACGCGCAGTTGTTGCGATAACTCGGCCTGTTGAGCCGAATTCTTTGAATTTGTCGACCATTCGGAGGAACGGGTCCTTCACTGGCTGGTCGTCGCCAATGGTCACTTCAGCGACGCAGAATCCGCCGCGCTGATCCTCGACAGTCACTTCGGATACGTAGTCGGTGATCACGGTGTCGCCGTCGACGAACGACATGATGTCGCCCTCTTGATATCGCTGCCCCGAGTCGTCGTCGGCGCCGAACTGGAAGCCCTTACCTGCTGCGCCACCGTCCAATACACGGATCTTGATCGAGTCGCGGCCCGCATGATCACGCAGACCTTGCAAACCTGCCATCAGGGAATCGAGAGTGAACGCCACTTGCGCATTCGCGTACGCCTCACCGAATCCATGGCGGCCCAACAGTTCTTCGAGTTCACTGTTGTTGAACTTGTTGAACGACCCAAATCGGTCATCGAGCAACCCGCCGACAGACGGCGCGAGGAAGCCCGCACCGAACACGGACAGGATCAGCCCGATTATTCCGTCCGCGAGGATGCGACCCAATTCGTTCAGCCACTCCGGTGATTGACCGCCGGTAATGACCTGGTGCGCAGTGGGATGCGTAATGTTCCGCTTGTAGTCGATGATCTGACCGCCATCGGTGGACCATTGCATCCACTTGCGGTCCCGCTTCTTGCGGGTGTCAACGATGTAGCAGGGTTCGGTCGCTTTGCCATACGTTTCCGGATTCAGCAGTCCGAGAATGTTGTTCGGGTTGGTGAAGAACATGAAGTTGTCGCCGGACAGGTCGAAGATGTTCTGCAGTCGACCAAGCGAGTTGGTGTTGAAGATCTTCCCTGGGTCCGGATCGCCGGGAACCCATAGGTTGCACGTGATCTCAGATTCCGATGACTTCAATGCGTTCTGAAACAGTTCATCTAGCGGCGTCATCCGTGTGTACATCGCGCAAAGATCCAGTGAGGCAATGAACTCGAAGAACTTGTCCACCGAATCGATGCCAGCGGGGATCTTGGGTAGCTTGATCTGGTTGCCACCTGACGGAACTTTCACGTACACCGGCTTGTTCAGGCGCGTCGCGTTCTTCGCAATGAAATAGGGACATACGAAGTCGATTGGCCCGATCATGATGTCTTGCTTTTTGACCTGCGCCCACTCCGGGGCGAGCGGCATCGGCCAACCGAGAATCGATTCGAGCCACTTCATGTTCGAAACACACACCGCTGTAACAGTTTCCTGCCCAGGCTTGCCCTCGATTGTGACATCCATCGCGCGGCCGTCCCACACCTTGCCGTTGTAGAACGTGCGGATGGGCACAACGCTGGTCTTGCACTGCTTCAAACGATCAGCGTGAGGGTGACTCGCTTTGACTTGGATCGTGGCCGCAGTTGCTTCGTTGCGTTTCCACTGGAACTTGGCCCTGATATACGGGCCGAAAGGTTCTGCGTGACTGTAGTCGCCGGAGAAAATGTCGATGTCGAACGCGGGTGGGGAGTTGGTGTTTGGGGTCAACCTGTCCCCCTTCTATACAGTTGCGGCAACGTGACTTTCACCGATGACGCCGAGGTGGTGCCGCCCGTGCTGATCATGATCGGCGTGACGGATTTCCGTTTGAATGCTTTGCGCCAACGCTGAATTCCCACGGACTTCCATTTGTCGACGCCGTTCCCGTCGCGGATGTACGCATCCTCGGGGTCGGTGTTGATGTCCCACTTCTGCCCCACACCGATCGCGGGGAGAGTGACGAAGTCATCGGCCTGGCCAATCACGAACACTCCAGGGCCGGTGATGTCGTAATGCGGCCACGAATCAACGTCGCCGCCATTGCGGATCCTGGCATCGAAAAATGTTGCCTGGTCGTATGTTTCTTCGAAGTCCGGTGCGCGCCACCAAGACAGGTCCGACGAGAGTTTGATCTCTTCCTGCATCCAGCCGATGTCGTCCAGCAGATCGATCTTCGGATCCTTAGCGGGTTCCTCGTATCGGACGTACTGCCAGAAGTGTTCGCCGTCGCAGTAGACGTGGAATTCGCCGACCTCGTCGCCGTAACCGAGTGCGTTGCGCCACCTAGTGAACACCTCACGTGCAGGCTTCCCCGCACGCATCGGTCCGATCGTCACCTTCAATCCGATGACGTTGATCTCGTCGTCGCGACCAACCCAATCAGCACCAGCCTGACGAGCATTCGCCACCCGCTGATGCTTGAACGGGGCACCACCCAACCCGGTTGGCGTTGCCGCCAACCGGATCGGGCACAACGGTGAGCCGAACACCCACAACGAACCATCCACGCCCACGAACTCGTAACGGATCACTACTTCACTCCTAGGCGCATCATTGCTTCGTGGATCGGATCACCCGTCGAATTCGGTGTCTCCAAGAGCTTTTGCGGATCGTTGACCGACACAGGTCCGTTGTTCACTTGCCCGACGATGATCTGGTACGTCGCACCCGGATTGCCCTGTGCGACACTGCCGAGCGAATTGACGATGCTCTGCTGCTCACCAGACAAACCGCCGCCAGCAGGCGCCGAACTGGACACTCCAGAACCGCCCGATGTGGCAGCGACATTTCCGGCGTACTTACTCGCGAGCCGCGCATTGTCTTCCTGCACCCGCGCCAACGAACGCTTCGCATTCTCAAAATCCGCGAGAGCGTCGTCTTTCTCGGCTTGCGTTGCGCCCTTGTCCTTGTCGTCCTTCGGGGCACGGTTCGCTTTGTCCAACGCGATCTGCGCTTTCTCCACGGCGAACATCGCGCGTTCCTCTGCGGATACACCCGATTCGACGCTCTCTCTGAGAGCTTCGCGATCCTCTTCAGACATAGGCTTCGGGCCGTTGATCTGCTCCGACAACCAGTCCTTGAACTCGGGTAGGTCAGCAGTCTTCGCGGTGTCGCCGGCCTTCGCCTTCCGGTCAGCGAGCTTCGCGTTCTCACGCTCCGTCTCGCGGAGTTTCGCCTCAGCCTCTTGCACGCTGATGCGGGCGCTACGGATCGTGTACTCATCCGGCTTCTCAGCGGTCTCCGCTTCATGCAGCGCGTCGTTCGCCTTCTGCACATCAATGCGCGCGCCACGGAGGTTCGCGTTTCCATCTTCGATGTCACGATCCAACTGGCGGAGTTCATCCTCGGACAGCTGATGTTCCGTCGATTGAATCCCGGCCCACGCTTCGAGTTGCTTGCGGAGTTTCTCTTCGAGTCCCCAGTCGGACATGCCTGGGATGCTCGTTCCGCCTGTGTCGAAGCCCTTGCCGCCGAGTAGGGATGCCACCATATGGCCCACGCCGGCAGCGCCAACCAACCCGGTTCCGCGGGCGTCGACCCCCTTCCGGGCCGACAAAGTGACTGCAGCTGTTTCAGGCATTGACCCGTGGCTGCCACCGAAACCGCCCTCAGCGAAAGCTTCGACATCACCGCGCATGAGACTCATGCCGAACTTATTGGCAACGGTTCCGAGGAGCTGCTCGGAACGGGCACGCTTCGACGGCGCCAACGGAATGAACGCTTCACCCATCGTCTCGGGTTCAGCGACCATGATGTAGTTCGGTCGCGGCGACATAATCTCCGCAGACGCCGGCATACGATTGATTCCGCCGTTCGCGTACTTCCCAGCGAGGATTCCGCCGTCTGCCAGCGGAACCTTGCCACCCGAACCGTCAGTCGAAAACGTCTGACTATCAGTGACCTGGGCTTGCGTTAGGAACGTAGACGTGTAGATCGTGTGGGTTCCGGTCGTACGCTTCCCGTTGAGGTTCCGGTCGATGTTGCCGGCAACTGCAGCCGAGTTGTCAGTGATGACGATCGTGCCGTCAGGCAGTGAAGTTGTCGTCACCCCGAGCTTCGCCAACGCAATGATCGTGTCAGCCGAATTGTCCTCTACGACAATCCGCTTCTCATTGTCGACGTGCGTCAGGATGTTCGCTTCGTTCAGCTTGTCGATGGTCTCCGATGCGCCGGGCGTATCGACCGTGATCACCTTCGAAGCCGGGATCCCATCAACCGCGCCCTTGGCTCCGTTCAGAGCCGCGACAGCATTAGCCGTTGTCGCGGTGAGGGTGAACCCCTTCTCGTCGGGGAGTTCCTCCACTGCAAATCCAGCAGCTTCAAGACTCTCGATTGCCTTCTCATCCAGCACATCGACAGTGACGGTCGCGGATGTGTTGTTGAAATCGGTCACCTTGCCGGCGATCGTGTCGATCAGCGATCTGGTTGCCGCTTCGTTTTTGATTCCGAGTTCGACTGCGGCGTCTTTCGGGATGAGCCCCAACGCTTCTGCGAGCTGAAGTGCTTGTTCCTTCGATCCGAGCATCGCAGTGGCGTTCTCGACGAACCTGTCGTAGGTGCCTTGCATGGCTTTCTCGACAGCTTCAGCAGACCCGGTGGCAGTGAAGATCGCGGCAGCGAGTTGGTCGTAGTCCTCGGCCGCTTTCCGCGCCGCACTGTCGGCTTTCGCGCCCTTTTCGGTTGTGGTGTCGATCATTCCGAATCGGTCGAGTCCGACATCGCCCAATGTGCCTTTGAGGTCGCTCATTCCGCGCATCGAGTCATTGACCGCGGCCTCAGCATCATGGATGGTGAGACTGTCGTTCCGCAGACCCGATAGCGCTTTCGCGAGAATGTCGACCTGCTTCGAGGCCGATGACGATGCCTTGTCGAAATCGATCATCGCTTCGGTCATCGCGCCGATGTAGGCCGTACCGTCCGAGGCGATCACGACATCGCCACCGTTTTGCGCTTCCCGCTTCAGCTTCTCCTGGTTCTCTTTGATCTTCTGCTGCGCAAGGTCATACGAGTCCAGAAGCTTCGACGCATCGGTCTCGTAGTCCCACTCTTCGCCGCGGAAGGTGTTCGAGACTTGCTGGCCCATTTTGTCCCAGAAGCCCAGGTTCTTCCGCTGCTCAGCGTGCAGACCTTCCAGGTCCGAGCGTGTTCGTGCCGCGTCTGTGCCGATCCCTGCCAGACCTCGCGCGGCACGGGATCCGCTGATGCCCATGTCGTCGAATGCTTGACCGAGGGTCTTCGAACCGTCCGCCAACTTGACCGTTTCAAGCATGGTCGAAGCGGCCTTCTGGCCAGCCTGCGAATACGTGCCGTTCGTGTTCGACATGATCTGCGCAAGACCCTGCGTCGCGGAAGCGAACTCGTCCTGACGCTGCTTAGCTTCCTGCGACTTCTTCGCATGCCGCGCAAGCAAGAGAATGCCGGCAGTGACAGCCAGCATCCAAGGTCCGCCCATGGCGGCGAGCGCAGACTTGGCGCCGCGGCCAATGGCTGACATCGCGCCGCCCGTTGTGGCGGCAGTGCGGGTAAACCCTGCGGCCCCGAGACCAGCGTTGAGGAACGCTCCGCGTAGGCGGTCCATCGCCATCATGCCTTGGAGTCGCGCGGTGGTTGCCATGCCTGTGATCGCAGTGCCGGCGCGATTCACAGCAGGCGCTAGTGCGAGTGAGGCGATCTTTCCTGCGACGAGTGCGGCTACCGCGGCCTGTATAGGTCCCGGCAATAGCCCGAAGACGCTGCCCAGTAGTCGAAGTCCCTCTGCGAGGCCGCCGACCTTCTCGGCCAGCACGCCGAATGTCTGCATGCCTGGTCCGGACAGTGTTTGAACGAAAGTGTTCGCGATCGGGATGATCTTCCCGCCGATCGCTGCGGATGTGTCCTCGTAGCGGGCCTTCAGCTCTTTGAGTGAAGCACCGTACTTGCCGTTCGACCGCTCGATATCGCCGTCGACGTGGGCGAGCTGCTGCTTCATGCCCACATAGGTGGCGAGGATTTTCTCTTGCGAAGTCAGCTGTCGGTTGGATTCGGTGATTCCCTCTTTGAACGCGATGTTTCGGAGGGTTGCGTCATCCAAGAGCACGCCGTAGGGGCGCATGGTCTCAGCGGAGCCAGCGAACGCCGACGACATGGCTTCCACTGCGGTGGCGGTGTCCATTCCGTAGAAGCTGCCCAGGTTGCCGGCGAGCTTCGTGAGGTCTTGTGACCACGAGGCCAGTTCGGGGCCTGAGCGTCCGATGGCCTTGCCGAAGGTGGCGAATTGGATTGCGGCGCCCTGCGCTTCGCGTTGCGACATGCGAAGGGTCGATGATGCTGTGGATCCCCAGTCGCTGATTGTGGTCTTCGAGTCGCCGAAGAGGACGTTCATCTGGTTGGTTTGGGCGCCCAGGGCTCGGGCGTTCGTGATGGCGTCCGTCAAAAATTTGACCGACCCGGAAGCGCCGACAGTGACACCCATCAACGCTGCAGCGGATTTCGCCTTACCCAGCGCCGTGGTCAGGTTGTTCGTGCTCGTTGCGGCTGCGTCGTTCTCGCGGTTCAGGTTTGCGAGCGAATCGTGTGCCCGAACCGTGGTCTGTGCGACCTGGGCGCGGGCCTGCGCCACACGCTGCTCGGCCTGTGCCACCTGGTCGGCGGTGCGAGCCGAGTTGTTCATCAGCGTGTTCAAGTCGCGCTGGGCCGACGACAGTCTCGTGGTCGCAGTAGCGTGTGCAGCATGCGCAGCCTGCGCCGCGGCTGAAGCCCGCTGGACAGCAGACGCCATCGAAGCCGACGACCGGCCAGCGCCTTCCATGTTGCTGCGGGCGCGCGACAACGCCGACTGGAAGTCTTCGTCCCGGATTGTCAGAGTCGCGTAGAGGGTTCCAACGTCGAGTGCCATTGGGCCTCCGGTTATTCAGGTGTGTGAGTGAGCGGGATCTTGAGCGCCTTATGGAGACGTGATTCCGGGTTGGCGACGAGACCGAAAATTCGTCGGCTCATCCACCGCCACGAGCGTTCCTTGAGGACACCGGATTCGAGGTCGATGTTCCAGTCCTGGAAGTCGAGTTCTATGGACGCCCATTCGCCGAGGATGTCTGGCCACGACAGGCGAATCTTCTGACCAGCAACCTGTTTGGCTGCAGGCTTATTGGCGTGGCGTGGCTGCATGTGGCGCGGGTTGTACCAGGCACGCAATCCGGTTTTCGGGTTGTACGGTCCGCCACCCGCGTCGTCATCCCCGTACCGGCCAGGCAGGCTGTCGGGATCTACTTCCGCTTGCGGTTGTTCCGCTTCGCGTTCTTCCGACGCTGCGGATTGCTGCTGCGATCCCCCGTCGCCGTTCCCGGCTTCGGGGGTAGTGAGTTTCCCGGGGTATCAGTGAGTCCTGTCTCCCAGTAGATTTCACCGATGTACGGGCCCTGGCCGTAATACAAAAGAGCGGTAGTGCCGGCGTGCATGAGGGACACCCAGTCGACGCCGTCGTTGGCCATCTCCGACCAGACGCCGCCTTCGTACTTTCCTTCGTCGACTTCAACTGTGGTGGGTTCGTTCTTCTCGTCGAGGACGGGTTCGCCGGTTGCGATATCGAGCACGGTTTTGGTGACCATGTTCGGAACCCACGTCGCGCCGAGAAGTTTCGCGATCTCTCCGACTTGATCGTCGTCACCGATCTTCGCGTCGAGGGTGGAGAACATGAGCCTCAGCCGCAGTCCCTCTTCGGCGTTCGGCGACGTGATGGTGTACGTCTTCCCGTTGATGGGGAGATAAAGATTGGGGTCGAATAGTTCGCGTAGGTCGCGCACGGTGTCTGGCTCCAAAGTGTGTGGTGGAACAGGAACCGCCCGACCACACGATGCGGTCGGGCGGTGGGGTGTTCTAGTCGTCTTCTTCGACGTTCAGATCGTCGTCAGGGGGCAGCCCCTCATCGTCACCTTCGTTAGGTGCAGGTGAGGGGCCTACGGGTTTCCCACTGTGGGCTTCGTGATCTTGGTTCGGCGCCCGCGGCCGGTCAGGGTGCACGTGAACGACAGGAGGCCTTCCTTGTCTTCGGTGCCGTCCTTCCAGTCGACGGTGTAGCGGCCCTGGAAGGCGTCCTTCAAGCCGTCGGTGCGCCAGTAGCGGATGTCTGCGACGGCGAGGTAACCGATCTCGTCGCCCTTGGCGCGCAGGATCTCCTGCCCTTCATCGGGTTCGAAGTCAGTGCCGGCGTATGTGCCCTTGCGGAGGCCGGTGATTTCGATGTTGAAGCCGATTGCGGTGGCAAGGGACGACTTGCCGCCCTTCATGCCGATGTCGCCGTCGTCCTGCAGTGTCTTGTCGCTGGTCGGGGCGAACTGTGAGAGGGCGTTGACGAAGATCCATTCACCGTCACCGTCCTTGACCTGGACCGCCCAATCGCGCGCGAGGTGGGAATCCATGCCGGAACTGTCTGGGGCCAAAAGGGTATCTGCCATTGCAGGCTCTTTTCGTTAGCTAGGGTTGAGATGGAATTTGTAGGAGTCGGCGCGTTCGTTACGTCCGCTGCTGTCCTCTTCCGTGGACGTGGTGACCACGCGGATAGATCGGGCCACCCGGATATCACCCATGCGGTAGTGCGACTTGTTGTCGAGTAGCCGGAAGATGTTGTCCATCAAAGCGTTTGTTGGCGCCGGGTCTTCACCGCGTGTTCGGCCGCGCAGCTGGATCCACACGTCGGGGTTCGCCCGATCTGGGTCACGGAGATACTGCTCGTCGTAGACGTTGAGGAAAACAGCCCGATCCGGGGTGGGGGTGACTTTTCCGATGATGATCGGCGCGCCAACGTCTTTCAAAAAATCTGCGAGCCCGTCTTCAATGCGAGTGCGTGTGATCATCAGATCGCCCCGGCGATTCCGTTGGCGACAATCTGCGAGTATTCGCCCGCCAACTCGTTTTTCGCTCTTTCGAGGTACTTCGAACCGCCACCATTGGGGTGGCTCCAGCCGACTTCCTCATGCTGACGGGCCGCATATGGCGTATTGAACGACACCGCCGCCGACTTACCCGACGCTGAAATCTTCCCGGACGCACGGAGTAGGCCGTCCTGAATCGGCGCGTTAGCGCGGGCTTTCGCCAGCAGAACTTCAGCGGCCTGGGTGTTGGCGCGTTCCGCTGCTGCTTGCACTCTGGCTGCGATCGCGGCGCCATTCCATTGCAGGGCCATGGTTACTCCAAACTGACCTGCACGTGGTCTGCCAGTAAGCCACCGTCAGCGACGGTAGAAGCGATCACCTTCGAACGCCGGCCGCCGTATTTGGCGGGGAGCGTGACCCACGAGCCTGGTTCGATGAACGCGGTCTCGGCGGGGAATGCGACTGTGGTGGAGGACAACACCTCCGCGCCGGTGCTGTCTCGAACGAGGCGGGCTTTGTCGTCGATCGCCGTCTTCAGTGGTTCAGGTGGGGCATAGATCGGGCCGCGCGGTCCTTGCCCGGTTTTCCGTTCGACGAGCACTCCGTGTCGCCACCAGCGTGCGAATCTGTCGCGTGCCATTAGGCGAATCCGGGTGCGTTCGATGCGAGGCCGGCGTTGCGAAGGATGTCGTACCCGCGGTCACATAGGACGGTGAGTGCGCGCGCTCGGGCTTCGGCGGATCCGTTGGTGTCGAGCTCGATAGTGCCGCCCGCAATGGACGACTTCGATTCCAACAGTTCCTGTCCTGCAACGCCCTTGAACGGATCCAGATCAGCTTCGATCCATTCGGTGATTTGCGCGCAGGTCGCTTCACGGAAGGCGACGATCTCGTCTGGGTCGTCGGGGTATCCGGCGGGATCGGTTGAGTAGATGTCGGCGCGTGTTGCGGTGCGTACCCGTTCGGATGCGATTCGCAGCCACCGTTTCGACTCTTCTTCGGTGGGGAGGTCATCGGGCGCTAGCCATTCCGCGAGGTGTTCCCACGTGGCGTAGATCTGCACAGGTCTCCTAAGATGTGGTGCGACGAGGCCCGCACCGGGTGGTCAGGTGCGGGCGTCGTCGGACAGGGGTGGCGACTAGCCGCCGGCGGGTGCCTGAAGCACGACAGGCGCATACTGAACAGTCGCGGTAGCGATCGCCTCGGGGCGGAAGACCTTCGCGCCGTAGATGTTCAGGCCGCGGATCTGGTCGGCGAACCGCTTCTCCTGACGCATCGCTTCGACGCTGTTGATCTGGTTCGCGAACGACAGTGCGTCGGGGATGCCCGCGGCGATCACGAGGTCATCCTTCGCTGCCCCGGTGCCGCCAACCTTGGGGACGTTGTTGGAGACGAGGACGTTGAAGCCCGTTGCGCGGCCAACCTGGCCCTGCCACAGCGGAACATCGGTGCCGCTGGCCGAGAGGTCGGTGTACCGCTTGTCGAGCAGGAGGCACGAGACGAATGCCGGGTCGACGATCACGAAGCGGCCCTCGGTGGGGACGGACTGGCCGTCGAGACGCTCACGCAGCTTCACGAGGACGTGGTATGCGTACGTCTGACCGACAGTGACCTGATGCGGCTCACCATCGACAATCGTGGTGCGGCCGAGCTTGTTCGATGTCTTCGCGCCAGGCTCGAACAGGCCGGCGACGTACTTGTCGACGGTGTCGCGCATGCCGATTCCGGCCTGCTTCGTGGCCGGGGATTCGAAGTTGCCGGCGGCCTGCACGCGGTCCACGTCGTTGACGCGGAATGCGAAGTAGTCGCCCTGGTCGATGACCAGCGCAGTGCTGTCGGTATCGAGGTCTTCGATATCGATGTCCTGCGTCTTGTCGTACTTGTTGACGGTGGGTGCGCCGACCGACGAGACGTGGACGGTGTCGCCCTGCTCGCGGATAGTGCCCTCGTACTTGGTGTTGACGACGTTGGGCTGCGCGTAGACGAGGTTCTTTTCGAACGGCTCCTGTACGGCGGCTTCCCAGAGTTCGGGGACGAACTTTTCAATGGTCATAGGTGCTCCTGGTTAGTTGCCGGTGAGGTTTTTGGTGCGGCCTTCACGGGCGGCTTTGAGACGGTCGGCGGGCGACATCTTGGCGAGCTGTTCTCGTGTGAGCTGCTCGGCTGTTTCGCCTGCTGCCTTACTGGTGTCGACGGTCGAAACTTGGGAAGCCGCCTGGACTTTGAGTTTCGGGTCGGCGGTGATTGCCGCCTTGACTGCTTCATCCACCAGGGATGGGTAGTCATCGGCGGTGTGGTCTAGTTCCGCGATCGCTTTGCTGAGCTTCTTGGAGTCCGAGAGCGATCCGTAGTCGCCGCCGTGTGTGGTGGCTGCGTTGCGGAGTGCGCGGTCTTCGGTCAGCTCGCGGAGCTTCTTCGCGGTGGTGTCACGTTCAGCGGTGAGCTGCGCGATTACGTCTTCGGGCTTCGGTGCTTCGTCGCCCTTGATGAGGCCGAGCGCTTCACCGAGTTTCTTAGTGAGTGCGTCGGTCGCGTCCTGTGCTGCCTTCTTCTTCGCTTCGGTGCGGTCGGAGGCGTTCTCGGCGCGGAGGCGTTTGATCTCGTTGGCCCAGGATTCGGGGAGTGCATCGAGGCCGGTGGCTTCGGTCGTGGTGGCCGTTGCTTCGGTGGTGGCGCCCGTCGTTCCTGTGTCTGTGGCGGTGGCCGTGGTTTCCGTGGTGGTTGCCTCGGTTGTGGTGGTCTCGACAGTCTCCGCAGTTGTGTCGGTTGCGGTGGTGTTGTCGGTGGTGTCGGGCATGGTCGTGTCCTCCTGGGACAGTCGATTCGCCCGACGTGCGGGCATGAAAAATGCCCCACTGCGGTTGCTGTGGGGCGGCATTCTTTTGGGTTTTAGGTGTTACTTGGGGTGAGATTTGCCGATTGATTAACAACCGTCCAGTTTGCCTGGTTTGATATGGCTCAAACACATGTCGGCAACCTGGGAGCAAAGAGTGAAATTGAAGATCACGAGCGCAGTTGGTGCGCTCGCCATAGTTGTTGGCGCAACCCTGACGGTGGGCGCTGGCACTGCATCAGCCGCACCGACCAAAATCTCTGGCTACGGCGGTTTTCTTGTCGGCTCGGAGGTTGAGCCTGGAACGTATTCGACGTCAGGTGGCGTGCACGGTGGAACCTGCACGTGGGCTCGGCTCGTATTTGCCTCGAATGGTGCACCCGTCCCCGTTGAGCAAGGGCAGGGCCTGAAGCCGATGACCGTGACGATCAAGAGTTCCGATTCTGCATTCGTTACAGATTCGTGCGGTGTGTGGGAAAAGATCGAGGCGGATGACGGCGTGCTCGACTTTGGTTCACTCGGATCCGGCTCTCTCGGATCACTGTTTGGTAGCTAGTTTCTGGTTCTTGGGCGCGTTCCACGGTCGCGCTTGAGCGTGGCAGCCGCATTACTGCTGCGTGGTTCGGTTGGCATTGGCACGGACACTAGTGCTCGCCGGATCGGCGTTTCCCCGCCCTCGTTCCGAGTTGGCGGGGTTTCGTCGTTTTTGAGGTGGTCCAGCGGGATTTTTGTGGGTCAGCGCCGAGGCATGTGGGTGTGCGGATGGTTTCGCCGCATTGTCGGCAGTAGTGGGTGCGGTGTCCGCCGTTGAGGGCGTTGGTGCATGCGCAGACTTCCCAGCCTACGAGGCATGTGTTTGGGGCGAGGGGGTGTCCGTTTGGGCATTGGGTTGGTGCGGTTTCGGTGGACACGCGACCATTTTCGCACACACGTTCGATCGATGCTATGGTCAGTTGAGTGGGGTCGGGAGGGTAAGGGAAGACCAGCTCGGCCCCGCCTATCGATGTGTTTACGGCCCGCAAAAAGTGGATATCATGTGGTTGCTGCGGCGATTCTGAGTGGGTCAGTTCAGCCGCGCAAGGCCTGCCCTCCGGCTGTCCACTCGCCGGGGGTGGGCCCTTCCCCTGTAACGTCGAGAGCGGTCCCCAATCCTCTCTCCCCCCCTGAGGGTTGGGGACCACCTCTATCATTACCCGCCGAATTCGACGGTCCACTCACTGGTGTCGAGGGGTACAGCTGCCGCTGCTGCGGCTTCCTCAGCTTCTTGTCGTTCGTCGCGGCTGATCTCTTCGGATGTTCGTTTGGTGACGAAGTCTCCGATACAGTCCTGCGGATTCGGACACGTCTCGGGGAGATGCCCTTGGCTGCGGCACGCGGTGCGTAACGCTCTCGGCGCGTGCTCGTCGGGGATGGTGATGATCAGGGTGAGCGGCACGAGGCGTCCTAGGTGTCGAGGGCAAGTGAAACGATTTTTCCGGATGGCAGTGTGGCGATGAGTTCGGCTTTGCCTCCGGTCAGGCGGGTGGAAAGCGTGACCATCGTCGAGCCATCACCGATCTCGGCTTTGTTCGGAATCGTCACAACTTGGAGATTGGTGCCGAGCATGACTTGGTTCATTTTGGTCGTGGTGGCATTCGCGCCGAGCGCGGTCGAGGAACCGTGATTTGCTCGCGTAAAGCGCCCTACGGCGGTCGCCCCTCCTGCCCCGCCGCCCACTCTTGCGTCATTGCCAACCGCTGTCCCACCTTGCGCCCCTACTGATGCACCTTGGCCGACAGCGACCACGACGTTCGAGTTAGTGCCCGCCTCAGAGCCGATAAGCACATTGCCGTATGGAGTGGAATTGGTCTGCGATGGGTCAACCACTGGCCCAACACTGTTCGGTGCCCCCGCCTGGTATGGACCCGTCACCTTCATTCCCGATGCCCCAGCTGCCTGCCAGGTTCCGACGCCGGATCCATCCGACGTGAGCACCTTCCCGACGCCCGGATCGCCACCTGTGATCTTCAGGCCGATCATTTCCACCCGGCCGGTGAAGACCGGGGAATCTGTCGACGCCTTCTCTCGGATCATCTCCACTATGGCGCCCATGGTCGACGCGACGATATCCATGTCCACTACGACAGGACCATCTTCGGTGTCGATGATCGCTGTAACGTCTGCACCGCTGTGAGTGTGAGTCTTCGGGGTGCGGGCGTCGGTGAGTCGCGGGTCATCATTTGCGACTGCGCCGATGTTCGCCCGCACGGTCTCGAACGAATCTGACTTCACGACGAACTGGCCGTCGCCGCGTAGATACGAGTTCGCCGCGAAGGTCGATCTGCCGGTCCCGCCATGCGCGACCAGCATTGTGCCCGTATTGATGTCGGCGGCGTCATGCTTGTGTCCGGGCTGGGATGCGGACTCGGCCAGTTCGAGACTGACCTGCACCTCAGGGCTTAGGTCCGCGAGCTCGATCGGAAGGGCGACACCGCCACCGAACTCGTCGATGACTTCCTGCGCCAGCGACGACAACGGCCACCCGCCAGAAGGCACACCACCACCACCGCCGCCGCCCTCCGCTGCTTCGGCGCGATCGGCTGCCGCCTCGGCGCGATCCGCAGCGTCCTCCGCGCGATCCGTCAGCCCAATCAGAACCCCGCCGTAGTACTCCAGCGACTCTTGAACGCCTTCCTTCGCGGACACCACCTCATCGCGGTACTGCTTCACCAACGAAACAACAGGCGGCTCATACGGAACCGAATCCTTGATCAACGGCCACAAACGCTGCTGCCCCGACTCATTCGGGATCACAATGTCGAACCACTCGAAAGCGATACACACCCGCGCCGGACCCGGATCCAAATCAGGTGTCGTCAACACCCCGCCCGCTGGTCGGACAGACACCCTGCGAGGCGTAACCATCCCAGTGCCAGCATGATTCTCACGCACAACACCGACCTCGAAAACGACCTCACGGCCGTCGGCCAAACCAGCAATATCGCCCAAAGGCTCAACAAAAACCGTCACAACTACTCCACTCCGGCGATACGAGCGCCAACCAACTTGGGGGCGTCCGCCAAACTGGGATCGCCAACACGGACACGCTCACGATCCAAACGGCGAGGAATACCCGTCCGCTCCGAATGCTCCGCCGCCCGGTCCTGCCACGACTTCACACGAGCACGAGCAGCCCTGCGATCGGCCGCCGTCAACTGCACCGCCAGATGCTCGCGAGCGCGAACAACACCACGCTCCAAATAGCGTTGCTTCTGCGAATCCTTGTACCCCTGAGGGTCATACGGAGCCACAGTAGGTTGCGACGCACCAGGAACCAGGAGCGTATGAGAATGCTTGCAATTTGGGTGCTCGAATCCGTTCATGCGGGCTTCGGCGATCGACGAATACACGTCGACCGACATCGGGGAACCGTCGAGCGCGTTGTTCGTCTGAACAGTGCCGGACACGGACCCGGACAGTGAAAGCACTTTGCCCTCGTACGGTTGGCACATCGGCGCAGGGTTCGGGTGCGACGAAATCAGCACCAGATCGAAACCAGCAGCCTGCAGCCGCTCAGCATGGCCTTGCATCATCGCGCGGTGCGTCGAAGTGCGTAACGCCATCTCGACATACGAGGACGCCGACCATTGCCGTTCCCGGCGATCAACGAAACCCGTGATGCCCTGCCTAGCGAGATTGTTCAACGCCTGCTGCGCTGCCTGCTGCCGCGTCTGCACGCCTGTAATCACGCGACCGGACACCTCAGCGATCACCCTGCGGTACGCGTCATCCGTCGACCGCAACATGTACGACTGCGCCGAACGTGACGCGTTGATCGTCTCGTACGCCAACGCCGACACCGCGCGGGTATCGATCACACCGGCCGCGCTGAAGGTGATCGGCTGCGCACGAACGGCAGCGACCTCAGCCTGGCCGACCGCCGCGCCACGAGAATGCGCACGACCGACCGCAGTTTCAATCTCCTTAGCCGAGACCTCATCCAGCGATGCAACATACCGTCGCACATCGGCACGCAAGTTCTGCACTTCGATCAGTTGCCGCTCAGCCCAATTCGGGGCATCCAAACCTTTCGCAACCCGATCCGCGATCAGCTTCAACAACGTCACTTCAGCATCAGCGTAAATTTGCCCGATAGCCTCAGCGAGACGCGCCGCGAAAACCGGATCCAGAGTTGCCATCGGCTACTCCTCGCGGTCGTCGTCGTCCAATTGATCGTCGTCTTCGGGTTGGAAGGCGCCGTCCGCGCCGATCGTGAACGGATCGATACCACCCATGCCGTTCTCGCGGAGGATGCGGGTAACTTCCTCACCCCGGCGGATCTCATCCCAGTCCGGGTGAAGCATCGCCACCTTCGTCTCGGTGGACGCCGCACGCGCAGTCTCCAACGCCTGAACAGTGCGCGCCTTCGACAGTTCCGTCTCGCGAACCGCGCTGGGCCAGTCCACTTCCACATTCTCGGAAAGCGTCACGCCCGTGTCGAACACGAAAGCGTCGACTTCCAGCAGTGCCGACGTGATCGGCGCGAGAACCGCCTGCCACAGACGAGACTTCGCCGTGTGTGTCGCAATCGATGCGCGTTCCTTCACAGCGATCTCAGTAGCAGTCATAGCCGAGGTGGAGTCATCAGCCAACCCGAACGTGAGAGGCGAATACCCAGCCCTGCGGAGGATCTCGCGCAGATACGCGGTAGCAACCGCGAGATGCTCGGTTACGCGGATATCGAACTGATGCATCTCAATGACCGGATCACCATTCGGTGATGTCGCCACGGCCTGGAACGCTTCACGATCCACATCGAACGTCGACCCTTGTCCAGGGCGACCCACATTCAGCAGATGCTCGGACACAACGATCCGGGCTTTCGCCAACCGGACATCCCGAGCCAGCGACGAATACGCCTCATCGACGTGGTCCATCAACGAGATGATGTCCCGAGAAATGTCAGCGCGGCCCATGTGGACGAGTTGTCCGTCGTTGCGCCACTGCGGGTTCGGGCGGGCGTTCGGGATGTAGCCGGCTGTGAGGTGTTTCGTGCCAGTGTTGACGACGCCGCCCTCGTTGTCGGCCAAACCCGCTGTTACATCATGCGCAGCGAGAGAGACCCGCTGGCCGATGTTGCGCCGTGTACCGACATACAAGCCGTGCGTGATCGTTCCTGGCTCGTGCACTTCGACGTGCCGAATCGTCGTCTCGTGATCGTTGCCGGAGTTGAGGACCGACCAGAAAGTCACTTTATGTAAACGGCCGTAGCGGAACTCGGGGATCGCGCGATCGGCGTCCACGAAATCCAGCCACGCATGATCAGCCACTGTAGCGTTCCAGCAGACCCGGACAAACGAGCCGCCCAGCGCCGCGGTCGACTCCCCTGCCACCAACAGTTTCGAGTGCATCTCAGGCGTGTTGATGATGCGGTCGAGGCGCTTCGTCGCGTTGTCGGTGACCAGGAGAGTGCCGTCAGCGGTGTTGTCCGGTTTCGCGATCGTGAAACTCGGAGGGTCGGAGAACATCAGCGTCGCGGACGTGTGAGCCAAATCAGCAGCGATCGGAACATGCACCCGCCGCGTCGACTGTCCCTGATTCTGCCGGCGACCCCAGAACATTCGCGCAATCGCCCGAGAAACAATCCCGGAGGACGCCGGCTTCGGGTCGTAATCCCCGCCCCCGTACAACGCTGAAAGCTTCTGAGGGTCGCCTTCCCACCAGGCCGCGCACTCGTTGACGGAGGTGAACACCTTGTCGAACGGTTTCGGGGGCCAATCAGAATTCGGCAGAGGCAAAGCCATGAATGCCTCCTGGGCACTGTCAGCCGCTTGTCAGCGGAATGTATGTCTCCCAGAGTTTTTGGGGAGAGATGAGGCCGTAGCGTCCTGCGTCCATGAAGTGGTCGTCGATCTTGACGACCGTGTCTTTGCCTTTGTCGGACGCTTTGGAGTCCCACACGTATCCGGGGAGTTCGCGTAGAAAATTGGTGCAGCGGTCGGAGATCCTGATTCGGTCCAGCTTGAACAGTGACGCGATGGTCTGGATGCCGTCGTGCGAGTTCGTGGCGTGCGCTGTGCGGCCTACGCCGTCTTGGTAGAACTGGTAGGCGAGAACTTCAGCTGCCGGGTCGATGAAGATCCACTCGGGTTGGATCTTGTGTGGCTTCAGCCAGGCTTTGAACATTTCCGAGTGCTCAGCGGGAGTCGCTTTCGGCGGCGCCCATTCGTCCATCAGGTACAGCCGGTAGAATCCGTCGACAGCGGCAAGCCCTACCATGATTCCCGCTGTCGCGTTAGTCATACCGTGGTCGACGCCGACACCAAAGACACGTTCCATCCGCGGCAGTTCATCGTGAGGGATGACGTGCTTCGGTTCGTCGAAGTCTGAGTAGATGACACCGTCAGCAAGCGCCCACTGACCGAGGATCATGCGCTGGTAGAACAACCCGGAGTACGACGCCTTGCGACCCGCAACGTACTCAGCGGACAGGTTCTTGTTGTCGTCGAGCAGGAATGAGAAGCGGTGCAGGTTGATTGGGCGCTTGGGGTCTTCGTAATCGAGCATCTCGAAGAGGTCGCGCTTATCTTCGATCGTGCCGTCGTGCTTCAGCCACAGCTTCGCGCGGTCAAGCCACTTCTTCTTGAACCAGTGATGCGGCCCTTCGGGGTTGCAGGTGCACCACATGCGCGCCCCGTCGATGGACAGGCGCGAGTACAGCATGTCGAAGAACGATTCAGGCAGAGTCGCCACTTCATCGGCGTAAGCGCCGGCAAGGGTGAGTCCCTGAATTTTGGTTCGGGCTTGCTCGTTGTTCGCGCCGACCAGCAACACTTCTCGTCCACAGATGACCGCGGTACCGGAACCGAACTTGATCTGCACCATCGATTTCCCGAGCATTTCCTGCAAGGGAAGGATGAGGTTGTTGATGACAGTGCGTTGTGTTCGGCCGGCGAGGACGAATAGTCCTTCAGGTCCATCAATGCAGAATTTGGCGAAGTCCCACAATGTGCCAACAGTTTTGCCGGATCGGACGCTGCCGTCGAACGCGTTGATTTCGGCGGTGGATAGTTTCGCGGCTTGAAGGGCTTTGCCTTCGAGCCGGTTGAACTTACTCATCGTCGGTGCCGAGTTTGTCGTTCAGCCAGGCCTTGACATCGGAGACCGTGACATCGGTTTGTGCGTCCTTCGGGTACAGCGCGAGGTACTTGGCCCGCCGGTCCTGAATTTTCAGGGATCGGTCGATGGCTTGGAACATTCGGTTTATGTTCGCGTCGGTACGTTTTACGGTCTTTTCGAGTTCGCGATCGAAATCTTTTGCAGCGAGGTCGTTGTCGATGTTGGCGACGCGGATTGCTTCGCCCTCAATTTCGCGGACGGCGTCAACGGCAGTGATCACTTCGAAGAGTGGGCGCTGCATCAGGTCGAGTCGTTCCAACTCGAATTTGAGTGTGTGCGCTGCTGGTTCGGCTGTGATCTCTTTGATTGCTTCGTCTACGTCTTTGAAGGCTTGGGTGCGGCTGATTCCTAGTTCGCGGGCGATCTCCTGGTATGTCCAGCTGTCGCGGCGGAGGTCGAGTGCTTTGGCCATGCGTTCGCGGCGTTCGATGGTGATCGTGCTGGTTTTGTTGCCGCCTGGTCGTTGTGCCATGTGGTGCCCCTTGCGGGTGATCGACGCTCCTGGCGTCGTGATCCCCGGTTGGGGAAATGCTGGTTCCCTCCCGCACTTCGACCGCCAGCGTGTGTGGTGTGTGCGGGAGTGGGGAGGGAAGTGTGTGGCCTACCGGAAGTAGGTCGTGTGGTGGAGTGCGTAGCCGATGATGGATCGGAGTGGGTCGTGGTTGTCCCAGTCGCAGACGCCATCGGTTGGGATGCAGTGTGTTTCGACGGGGACGACGAATGGATCGCGTTCGCCGGTCATGGTTGCGCCGGGGAGGTTGAACGGGAGTTGCGTTTCGACGCCGGCGCCGGCCTGGCGTGGGTCGGAGTACAGGACTCCGGTTACGCCAACGGTTTCTGGTTCGGCGAGGACATCCCCTGCGATCCTCGCGCCCTGAGAGTAAGCAACGACGACAGTGCCTTCCGGTGCATCTGCGAGCGCCTCACGCAATTTCTGCTTCCCTGCTTCGACTGACTGGTTGTAGCTGGGCCACAACACTGTTGCCGGGTAACGGACGTAGGTGACGGTGTCGCCGGGTTGAATGTCCGGGGCGAGCAGTACTGCGCCACTATTTCCGGTGCCGTCGACCACGATCACGTTGCGGGCCTGGGCGATCCCACTTAACGAAAGCATCACCGCAACAAGCGCGGCCACAACAAGACCGCGCATGGCTGTCCCTACTTCACGATGAGGGGCGAAAAGGCGCCGTCACGACCCATAGCTAGGAGACTCTCGGCTGCCTCGTTCACCAAGTGCTCGATATGCTCTGGCCGGAAAACGCCTGCCTCGTCCAATTCCTTGCGAAACGCGATGAGCTTTTCGGCGGTGGTCTTGCAGGCGTCAGCCACAGTTACTCCCAAGTCGGTTATGGCAATCGGAAGATGAATACGGGGCCAACCGAGAACCCCGGCGTCCGGTAAGGGACACTCGCGGTATGAATTGGTGGCAACAAATGCCGTGGATCATCGCGCTGTCAGTAGCGTTTATTGGCCCCTTCATCGGGGGGATAGCAGCTATGTTCTTCCGGCGAATCGAATCTAGAGATCTACGGTCGCAATTAATCGCAGATGCTGAACTACGTACGGTTTTCACAGATAGCCCAGCGAGTGTGAAACTTCAGAAGTCGCTGGATATTCGGCTAGCCTTGTACATCGATGAGCTGGAGCGACAGAGTTCGGAGCCCGCCGGCTCCGCAGCCTGGCGAAAGATCGTTCGCTGCTTCGGCTTTCTGTCTATTGCTTCATCGGCTCTATTATTCGCGCTGATCATTTCGAATTCACCGCTGGCCGCGGATTCCGACAAGCCTGTGGCTGTCTTCATGCTCTTGGTTGGGTGGGCGTACTTGGGCTTGGCCAGACCAATCAGTCGGGCCCTCGCGAGAACCTTCGCCAGAGTGGACGGCCCGCCAATCTGGGAACTTCTGTTCAAATGGCGGGAAGCGCGAAGGCATCCAGCGCAACCGCCGATTTCCGCACCCACCAGCCCGACGACGCGTTGGGTACATCGACAAGCCGGAACGACGCTTCGCCGTCCGCAGTCAGATAACCCATCGTCGGATCAGTGTGATCGCGACGAGTAGCCACTCAAACACGCGGTGGCCAGATCCAAGTGCGCGGCGCGTTTACTTCGCCAGGCATTGGCTTAATCGAGTCGTGGGGTACTGCATATTCTCGGTAATCACCACCGAGACCCCAGACGAGTAGATCCACAGTGAAATCGTCAGGCAGCTCCGGCACCAAGTCTCCTGGCTTGCCCTTACCCGAGAGTGTGCCGTCTGGCGATGGTCCCCAGCGCCCGATCACGTCGAGGTTGGTGGTTGCACGGGTTCGGAGGACGATGGCGGGCGAGATGATGCCGTCGCCGTTCTTCGATGCATACTGAACGATCCGGCCTACTGAGGGCTGCACGTGTTTTTCCTTAGCTTTTTGTGTCTTCGGTCACCCGGAATGGGACTTTCGGTGGATTGTTTTCGCCACAGAGCTGCAATACGCTAGGTATTAGCTGCTCGGCCACAATCGGCCAAACTGGCCAGCGAGCAGCCCTGGTTGGTGCGTTGCTGGAGGTCATGCCATGGGGTCGTTCGCGACAATGTCCAACGAAGAGTTGGCGGATCTGTACTGCGCAGTGCGTTGCGAATACGTCGACCTGCGGGCGCAGGTGCCGTTTCCCGATCCCGAGTACTTCACAGCGCTAGATGAGCAGTCGAATCAGATTCACGAGGAAATGGCCGAGCGCGGAATGCTTGCCGAAGCAGCCTGAGCCGACGAAATGACATATCGAAGTGCAAACTATCCGACCGGTCGTGCATAATCCGCACATGACCGACACGTGGCTGCCACTAGGCGTTGATGAAGCTGATGAGAACTACTCCGTGCTCAATGAAGAAGTCACCGAGTGGTTGGAACCGTCATTGCTCATGTGGCTCTCAACCGCGCTGATTCGAACAAATCGAATGACGCCATCACCTGTCGACATGCAACTGGTTCAAGCTCTCGAACGCCTACTACACATCAGTTTTCCGACGGTCACAACAGGCACGTCGGCACGTGAGGCAGCAAAAAGGTTGTTCGCAAACATGCGAGGCGCACAACGCGAGTGGCAGCTAATCGATGCTGTAATCGCGTCAGGGTACGGAAATGTAGAGAAGCTCACGACCATTCTGCTTGAGGCTGGTTCGGCCTGGACTGTCGGGGAAAGGGTCGGAAAGCCGGGCCTTATTCGCCGAGTTAACGAAGGAACTGACGCCGCGATACGGGCAACGATCGCCAACCATGGGCATGCCGGCAAGCGACTGGCTCAGGCATACGATGCCGCTTATGGGGTTAGCCCCGACCCGTCCCGCGCCTACTCGTTGGCGGTCAAAGCGGTCGAAGACGCCGGCAAACCCATCGTGAGCCCGAACAATGCCGGGACGACGCTCGGAACAATGATCCGCGACATCGGGAGCACCACCAAGTGGAAGCTTCCACACACTCGCGTCCACAGGGACGCTGAACCACGCAATGTCCTGCTGGGAATGATGCAAATGTTGTGGACCGGCCAGCACGACCGCCATGGTGGAGCGACTCCCCCGCCGCCTCCTGTGTCTCAGGAAGAAGCGGAGACCGCAGTAATGGTGGCAGCTACGTTGGTCGAGCTGTTCTGCTCGGGGAAGGTAGTCAAGGACACGTAGTTTGCTGGCCGAGCATTCGTTTCTCGGTCATGCGTTCCTGACGTAGGAATCCGGTCCGCTCCCAATTGTGTTGGGCTGGAAAAACGATTGCGCCGTCAGCGGGAGTGTCGGTAGCTACCGATAGAATCTGAACCGAGAAGAATATTCTCTGATCGAGACATTCACTCGGTCACGACTTGTTTGGAGACTAATTTGGAAACTCACAGCTTTACGTTGACGCTGCCGACTCGCACGACGTTCGAGGACGTAGAGTCGATCGCCGAGAGGCAGATTGTGTTCCCGCACATGTCGCGGGAGGGCAAGAGTGGTTACGCCGACCTTCACGTCCAGACTCGGCTCAGCACGAATGAGCCTGGATTCTCGAAGTTCAGCGGCTCTTACAAGCTGTAGTCGTCGCTGTCGACCCGCTGGGGCCATCGGGGTTTCCTGCGGGTGACGCGCCTTACCAACTGGAACATGTCAGTATGTGTTAGCTCCCTGGTGCCATGATGTTGCAGCTACGCAGTGGATTTCAGCGGCTACGCCTGCACTCCTGCCGGGGCTTGCCCACCCATCATGCACATTGCGTCCCGTGTCCGTAGACGCACACTCTGTCACCACCAGCACCGGCCGCTAAACCGATGCTTTGCTCCGAATCCTGGGCTCGAACCAGGGACTCACCGGTTAACAACCGGGCACTCTGCCAACTGAGTTAATTCGGATTGTTGACCACTGATTCACGTACGCGGGCTCAGTGTCGAAGCCTCGATAGATTCAGTCGCAGGACTGAACTCGTTCATCTGGCCGGATTCGAACCGACAGCTTCCCAACTCGTAACGCCGAAGCGATTCGGACGGGCGACATGCACCATGCGTCAGCAGATGATCCAGGCAGTTCGTGGCATGCCCAGGCCGAGGCGGACCGCCCACATCCATGGAAGGGCAGCCCGCGTGGCAGTTTCATCCCGGAGGAGCCACTGCCAAGTTTTATCGTCCGTACGACGCCCAGTTTTGGGATTCGATGGACCGCTTCGTCGTCGGGATGCAGTCATGAGAGACACGCATGCCGGTAACGGTCACCGTGGCGGTTCCGGGCATCTTCCCGTTGTAGCCGCCAACGTCGATGGATTCCATCGTCAGTTCGGTGGAGAACGTAGCCTGAACTTCGACGTTGCACGCGGGGCAAGTCATGACAGGCTGCGTGATGGTGGACTTACCGGAGGCCATGTCTCGTCCTATTCATCGGCGCCGTACACCTGGTCTCGTGCGCGGCGTAGCGCTGCGATCATCCGGTTGATGCCGGATCGATCGAACGGGACACCGTTCACGTGAGGGCCGGGATCGGCGCTCTCTCCGGGCCTCGACCACCCGATGGTGACGACCGGGATGTTCGTGTCGCCCTCGACGGTTCGGCTGTCGTAGAACTTTTCTGCTGGCATCGTGCCATCTCATTTCTGTCCATCTCGGACTTCTGTCCAACTTTAGTAGGAAAAAAGTAAGGATTAGGTAATGCGTCCAGCTCGAAGCACCTAACCTATGCCGACATGCGCATACGAGGTGCGCAGCGATCAGGAGGTTAGTTTTGAGAGTCCCGGCTTACCACTCGTCCAACGCCACCGACCCGGACGTGCATCACGTTCACAAGGACTGCCCTCCCGGCGCCCTGATCCCGGCGCACAACAAGAGGAGTGGCACGGGCGGGTATCCGCTCTGTGGCAAGTGCAAGCAGATGAACTAGCGCCGAGCTAGCTAGGAACGCGCCGGATGGATTGGTCCGGCGCGTTCTTGCTGGATTGTGTGCCCCCGAAATTTCGTAAACTCACTGTCGGGGGTCAGTGGCCGGTTTGATACCCCAGCCGCGCAAACTGGACCCACACGAGGATGGGAAGTGAAACGCCCCGCCTCAACCGGTGGCCAGAACCGGGAAGCGGGGCGAGCTTTGGGATGTTTCGCTGCAATCAATCACATAAGAACAACATTACTCAGCGTCATACATTTACGCCGCGACCTGCGCGTTTGCGATCGATTGAATGCGTTCCCGTGCAGCAAGATCCGTCGCACGAACCATCTCAAGCAGCTTCCCCCGGTGATACATCCACGCCGATTCATCACGGCGCGCGAGACCGTCGACCTTGCCCCGCCAGTCCACCAACGTGCGGGGTTTGCGGCCGGTCACACCGATAGCCTCCGCTTCCGTAATCCAAACGCGCTCATAGCCTGTAGGCCACAGCTTGCGGTGCGCATTCCGGATCGGCATCCACCGTTCCAGAATGTTCACTAGATCCCAGTCCGGAATGTCCACACTGTAGAGATGTTCGATGCGTTGCCCGATCGTTCCCCTGCCTCGGAATCCGTAGATCCTTGACCAGTAGACGATTTCAGCGGACTCAGCCTGGATAGCGTCGACTGGATCGATGTTCAGCGGGGGGCGAGATGAAGGCTTCGCATGGGACGAACCGTCTTCGCTCCCCCGCCTGTGCGTCGGCGCGATGTGCTGCTGAATCTCCAACAACTGTCGAGGGGACTCACGAATCAACTCGATTACTGCCTGACGGTCATCGTCAGTCACGAGGCACCACGCACTTCAGGGCCTTGTGGGGAGCCATCTCAGAACGCCCATGCCGGGACACCCTGCACAGTAAAACTGGCACCTTCACGCGCACGCCGTCGCCGAAGACGATTATCTCGGTTTCGGTTTCACTGGGGTAGCCGTATTGCTTGGCATCCCCGATGCGCACATAGTTTTCGCCTGGCTTCTGCCAGAACACCAGATCGCTCACCGGCCACCCTCCACGATTTCCATCACGTACTCGAACACGTACTCGAAATTGGCTTTCAAGTGCTTCGCATCAGCGAGCGCGTTGTGCAGTCCCGCCGGCTGCGCGGGCATCTTCCCGATGCCAAGCCGATGGACTTCCTGCCGTAGATCATTCGTCCACATCGGCACATGCCTGGGGAAGTCCATCATCGTCCCGAACAACTGTGCCAGGCACACATGGTCGTAGGCGCCGAACCACGCCCACAGTTCTACTTGGTCGCGGTTATTGCGTGGCTTCAGGAACTCTGCGACTTCATCACGGATCTGGTTGCGACGCTTACGCATCGACTCTCGTTCGAGTTGCGGCACAACGTTCGCCATCAGCCAGTCATGCTTCACGATCCGATCCCACGGCGCTTCCACGGTCTCCGCATAGTATTCGCGGCCGTCCTCCGCAACGATGCCAATGGAAATCAGGTCGATCGTCTTACCGTCTTCGATGAACTCAGTGTCGTAGAAATAGCGCATGAACAAACCCTATGAGCGGAATGCTGCCGATCCGCAGATCCGTAGAAGTCAACGCCCACAGCTAGATTCCCCGAAGTCAACCCTGTGGGAGTTGAACCATCGACCTCATGTATCCCTCGTAGTAGTGGATCGGCATCATGTCGGTCCGATTATTCCGCTGCTGCTCGCACCACCAGAACGCGTCCTCGAAAGCGTCTGCCCATGATTCGAACTGCCACTGGTGAACAGTCCGCATGTCCCATTCGGCGAGCCCGAAGTAGCGTTGGAACCAATTGGCGCGCTTACGGACCGACCACAACTCACCCTCTTTGCGGACCACATACGTCACGGCCACGCGGTCATCTTCTTCAAGTGTTCGTAGTCTCGACTCATCTCGACTTTGACCTCCGCGCGTCCCGTCCACCGTCGTCCATCCGGTCGGTCGATCTTCAATGGCCGCCACTCCCCTGGCTTCACATACTCCCCGATGAAGTCCTGAAGCGACTGCCCCTCAGGCTTCGTCGCGACAAGATTCCAATCCCGGTCGAACAGCTGAACCGAACCCGAAGGCATTCCGCTGTCCAGCGGAACCAGCTCATTCACAGGACACTCAGATCAGACCAACGGCGCCGGGTGTGCTCCCCCACCAACATTCCCAACATCCCAGGCGGTGACCACACACCATACTGATTCAGCATGTACTCCGACGATCGTTCCGCTTCGAGGGCCGGCATCCCGAACAGAGAACGGCCTTCGAATTCGTTGGTGTAGAAGTGGTGGTAGTGCGCAACAAAATAGAGGGGGACAGCTCCGAGAGTTTCAGTCCGCCCGAGAATTTGGCGTTCGATGGCCGTCTTGGTGCGGATCTCGGTGGATCCACCTTTGCCTTTCTCGATGTAGCCGTGGGAGAAGTAGCTATTAACACCGGACAAGTTCACCAACACGGCAGGGTCGCCACCACCGATGGTCCAGTCGATGTGCGGGCCGCCGAAGGGTTCAGTCTCCTGGAACAGCTTCTGCACCTGGCGGGCGATGTGTGTGGATGCGTTGTCGCCTTGCGTTGTGACGGGTTCCTTCGATCCGTTGCGCGTCATCTCACCGTGGTTGGAAATGACTGACGACGCCGACAGTGGCAGGCCGAACGGAATAAGCTGACGGAACGTCCACACCCGCATGTCATAGTCGAGTTCCAACTGCCGGGACATGTTCAGTTCGATCGTGTGCGGCTGGTTGCCGTAGTTGTTGCACACTCCCTCCGTCTCGTCGCCCATGAACGCGACGTGAATACCGGACGGCTTGCGGCCCTGTGCGATCAGAGCTTCTATGGCCGCGACGTGCCCGAGGACACCGCGCTTCCAGTTCTCGACAGCCTGCTCGGTGTTCTTCTTCCCAAGCTGCGGATCCGCCACGAACACGGTGTACGTCGCCGCGAGGACAGTGGCCGTCTTCCGCTTCCTGGTTGGCCGGTCCTTCACTGACTGCAGGGCCTTGCGCCACGACTCGACCGTCGCCGCGGGGATCATGTCACGAGTGACGCGCCGGAACCGTGCACTGTACGAGTAGAGCTGGATGCTGTCTCGGCTGCCGTCTTTCGCGCGCGCTGACTGCTGCCAGGTGGACATGCGGACGGTGTCGTCGACTACTTCGAATTGTGTGGCGTCGAGGTTGAAGAGGTCGAAGACTCGGGTCCAGTCTCCGTTGAGTTCGCCTTCGATTACGACGTTGTTCACTTTGGCGCCGTCTGCGCTTACGTCGATAGTCCCTTTGCCCACAGGGTTATTCACAGGCTGTGCATCGAGTGTTGCTGCGAGGCTCACGGGGCTTCTTCTCTCAGTTGCAGTTTGATCGGCGCGAACTCCTTGCCGGTTGCGACGCGGAACGGTTCACACGGCCACGTGGCGTGGCATCGGTCGCAGAAGAACGTGGTGTGTGTGCCGACGCTGGTGATGTGCCCGGAGGGATGGAACTTCGAGTGATCCTCCGCGAGTTGATTGATCGTCTCGGTCTGCTCCTCGTAACGCTGCCGCCAGTAGTTGGCGTTTGACTCACCGCGGGCGTTGGCGTGCTTGAGGACTTCTTCGAGCCTGGCGATCCTGTTGCGGAGTTGCTTGCGCGTGAGTCTCACAGTGCGGCCTTTCGGTTTCGGCAGTAGTCGCGGAATGCGGTCGTACGTATTGTTAGGCCCCGCTCTCGGCATGCCGCATGCAGAACGGTCACCGGCCATCCGTGAGGATCGTCGCGGTTTCGGCGCAGGTACTCGTCGAAGTAGCCGCGTTCCTCAGCTGGCTGCTTCGACAGCCACACCTCCACCGACGACGTTGCAGTGTCGGCACGTTCCAATGTCGCTGCGAGGCTCACCGCGTTGCCTCCAGTCGTTTGATCTCGTCGTTGGCGTAGCGCGCTACTTTGCGGAGGTCGTCGATGCGGGTTGCGTAGAGCGCAGCTGTCACATCTTCGACACGCCTCTCAAAGTCCTCCACTGACTCAAGTGGAGGCATGGCTGCCGTCGGCTCGGGTCGCACCGGTTCGAAGGTGGGGTTGTCGCGGAAGAACTGCGCGTGAGGATGCTGCCGTAGATCGGTGGTTGCTCGCTGAACGTCAGTGGGCATGGGGTGTCCGTTCGTGGATGTCGATGGTGTGGGGTGCGCGTTCGGGGGTGTGCGCTGGTTCGAGAATGACTTCGGGATTGTCGGGGTCACCGATGCAGTACCGTCCGTCAGGCATGGCCTGGATGCGGTCGTAGTCGAGGTACCGCAGGTCTGTTGGTTCCGATTGCTGCAGCGGGTCCGGCATCGCGACCGCCGGCGGTTTGGGTTTCGGTTTCATCCGCAGGCTGCGGGAGGACTTAAACGGCGTCACCATGTGGAACTGCCTATCCGGCAAAGCTCCCAATCCACGCGCTCGACTGCCGCTTGCCATGTCCCGGTCCAGTTCAGGCGAACTTGCCACGACTCGTCTCCTTCTGTGGCAACAACTTGAACGCTCCACCGCGTGCCGTACTTACGGATGTGCCAACGAATGGTTCTCACGCTGCGCCGCCCCAGTCGTCGTCTTTGAAGATCGCGTAGGCGAGGATGGCGATCACGAATGCCGCGAAGATCCACGCGAACAGTTCCATCAGTTCCTCCAGCTGATTTCGAGCCACATGCGGCCCTTCTCGCCTTTGATGGCGGGATGGATGACGGGCATCCATTTGGACATCAGGTCGGGGGTGTCGTCGGCGGTGAGTCCGTAGTCCACCAAGCCGTCGCAACATGCTTTGAGGACGGGGACGAGGTTGTCGGCGTCACGTTTGCGATTGTTGATTGGCCGGTAGTGCAGACCGACAGTGACGTGCTCATGCCCGGTCGGCACACGGTGGGATCGCGCTTGCAGTTGTGCTGTCTTCCGCACTGCTGCTGTGATGCGGGCTTTCTCGGCCCAGTGCATCCTGTCGTTCATTGACAGTGGCGGCTTGTCGTACGGCAGGTGGACAACGTATTTCGTCCACCCCGGATTGAACGGAATGCTCATGGTTCGACTGTCACTTCGTCGGATGGTGCGTAGCTGATGGTGAGTCCGTTGCCGACGACCACCCGAACGTGTGAGTTCCCGACGTGCTGAACGTCTTTGATCAGGTATCGGCGCCGGTTCCACACCAACATCTGCCCACGATGCCCTCGACCCAACTCCGCCGCGGTCACTTGTACCCCTTAGGCGCCCAACCCGAATGCATCGGCCGGTTCGCTGCTGCTGCACGGTTCTCGTCGCCAAGGCCCTTGTAGTAGTCGCGTTGGAATCGCATCGGGTTCGCCTTGAAGTGTTCGAGGATCTTCGGTCCGGGCCATCCGTTGCGGTTCATGCGGATGATGGCGGGCAGTTCGTGTGGCGCTGTTTCGTCGTAGCCTGTGCGGCTGCCGTCGAGGCTGGGGTGGTTCGGATCCCATGCGCGCGGCTTGTCGGGGCTGAACTCGGCCGGATCATCGAAGGCGGTTGTCATTTCGTCACTTCCAGTTCGGTGAGGTAGCCGTCCGCCTGCAGCCGTTCGATGACGGCGTGCGCTTCGTCGAACTGGCTGTAGTCGGCTGCAGCGGTGCCGTCGCGGTATGCGCGTGCGGCTTGCATCGTCGCGAGAATGGCGTCACCGCGAGTCTTGGGATTGATCACTGGTCTTCCTCTTCAGATAGTTCGGGGTAGAACGTTCCGGCTTCGTAGAACAGCGGGCTCATTTGCTCGCCCTCGTCGTCGCGATTGAATGACAGCCAAGCTCTGACGTTTTCGGCTCTGCTGATGTACACGCAAATCGAGCCGCCGAGGCTTCCGTCTTCGATCACCTCACTGCGGAACGCTTCCGCCTCCGCGAGATACTTCTGCGCATGGTCAGGCCACTGTGTCCGGTCGTAAATGGCTTTGCGCATGGGTTCTCCTAGAAGAGTGCTGGCATTCCAGCGGTGAGGTTTTGGTGGTAGCGGTGTTTCTGGTAGCAGAGGGTGCAGATCCCGTTGGAGTGGTGCGGCGCATCGTATTTGCCGGGGGCTGTTTTCTGGGAGCAGAGTTTCCGCCGACAGGTTTTGCAGTTCTCTGGGATCGGTTGGCGTGGTTTGTATTCGCGGGATTCGATGACCGCAGTGAGCGCTCGGGCGGTTTTGTCGTCGCCTTCGCAGATGACGCCGGCTGCGATTACGTCGTCGGCGGGTGTTGTGGCGATCGCATCCAGCGTGGTTCCGGAAGTTAAGGCTGCGGTGGCGCATTCACGTTTGACTGGGCATATTGCGCAGAGGAGTCGTGGTTCTTCGGTCGCCCATTCGCCGGTCGCTGGTCGTTCGAATCCGTCAACACCTTTGCAGGCGGCTAGGTTACGCCAGGTTTCGGTGTTGAATGCCATGCATGTGATTCTGGCAGACTGCGCAACGCCGCGCAAGCAATGTGGTGCCGGCACGCACAAACTGTCGGCACCACATCACGGATTCAGGCGGCTCGGAGGGTTTGAGCAGCCCACTCCGACAACGCTTTCCCTGCAGCCAAACCGGCTGCCACATCCTTGTCGGTGTTCGCGATCGCGGTCAGCCAACCCATTACTTGCGCGTTCTCCGACTGCTTCCCGTTCAACACGGCAAGCTCGCTGCGCTGATTGAAGATCCGCGTTTCGAGATTCGCGATCTGGTCGTTCTTCTTCGCCAACTCGGCGTTCTGCCGCAACGTCAGTTCCCCGACCAGCGCCCCGAACCTCGTTGCCTCCGTCACCCCAGGGCCGGCGGCAGTCGACGGGCCAACAACGCCGCCGTCTGCGAACTTGATCCGCGCCACTGTCGGATGCTCCACTTCCACGCGGGATTTCGTGACCTCGGCACCGACAGTCGAACCGGAACCTTGCGCCTGCCACCATGGACCACGCTCCCAGTAGTGAACCTTCGACACCGCTGCGCCTGGTTCCGGGTCGGGTTCGGGCAGTAGCGTTTCCACTACCTTTAACAGCTCAGTCATCGCGAGCTGCAAGTGCGTAATCTCCCGATCGACTGTGCGCGCCCTGTAAGACGTGTCCAGGTAATCCGTCGCGATCTGCAGTCGAGGGTCCACAGGATTGCTCATGGTCGGCTCACATTCGGAATGATCGTTTCGGGTTTGAAGATCACCCGGTAGTGGTCGGTGCTCACGCTCGCACCTTCGAGCTGCTCCACGAAGTACGACACGTTGTCCGACAGGCCAAGGAAGTGCTTCTTGAACCCGCCGGCCGTTTTGCAGGTCACGTCGAGCTTCCCGCCATCGGGTTCGATGGAGCAGCGCCCCTCGATCGTCAGGAGATACTTGTCCGTGATCCCGTTGAAGAACACGATCCGACGGTCAATCTCGAACTGGTCGGCGGCTTTTGACAGGTTCTTCGATGCCACTTCAGCATCGGTGGAGCAAGCTGTGACCGTTCCGATTGCGAGTGCGGCGATGGCTGCGGCTGCAGCGACCCGCGCCTTCACTTGCCACCCCGCATAACGGTAAACTGCAGGCCACCGAGGTCGTACGTTTCGCCGTCCTTCCACCATGGGTCGGACTTGATGAACGGAATCAGAAACGGACACACCTCATCGGCGGCCTTGCGGGCTTCCTCGTCGGCGGCGATCTTCGCGTCGACACGCTCGTTGATTCGGTTGACTACCTCATCAGGCACACGCAGCACCGGGCCGATAACGAACGGCCACACTTCATCGACGATTCCATGCAGCGGCTCTTCGTCGTCTTCGTATGCAGTGACGGTTGCGCCAGCATCGTCTATTGCTGCGAGGAGTCGCGCGGCGGCCACGTCATGGTCGGAGTGCAGGGTCAGGATCCCGAGGTCTTCGAGGGTGTCCAACGCGTGGAACAGGACCTCGTGTGGCCGGAATGCGGTTTCCAAAGTTGCTTCAGCACAACAGGTATCAGTCATACAAAAACAGTAAGCCCGCACTTTCCCGAATCATCAGATCCGTAGAAAGCGCGGGCCACGCTGTGCGACTTCAGATCAGGGCTTGTATCCGTCTCGAATTGCCCCGATGGCGTTCGTTGTGACTCCAGCAAATTTCTGTATATCGAACTGGAACCCATCGGTCATCGCTTTTCGGCAAACGTTCGAGAATTCCATCACTTGCAGGTACGCGGTTTCCTGGCCGATGAGCAGAAGTGCCGCCCCCTTCGCTGTCACATCGTCGACCGCCTGTTGCGCACTCTCCAGACGGCCGGCATGCGTACGCAGATCAGGAGTAGTTCCGCCACGCAACGGCGACTGCGGGTCTCGCTCATCAATCCGCCCTAGAAGCTGGATGATCGCATCACGTGCGTCCATCACGGCGGGCAACGCAGCGCTCAACGCCTCATATTCGACCTGTCGTCGATGCTTCGACCTTTCAAGCTCTGCTGTGGCCTCCAGTTGCGCCTCGTGCTGACGCTGCTGCCTCAACGCGAGAACCGACTGGAGTCGCAGTTGCGCCCGTGTCGCACGAGCAGTTCGCCTTTGTGTGTAAACCACACCGAGGAACGCAATGCTGGCAGCAACGATCGCTAACACGCCAGCGGCGAGAGTTGCCAAGGGCTGTGTCAGGAACGCGTCGGAGGGCGGATCGGGCAGATTGTTGACGACGATCGACATTGGATCAGCTGGAAGATTCTCCGGACTAGGAACAACGGCCGGAGGATCCTGCACAAGAGACGGTTTCATTGGGGCTGGCTACGACCCGAAGCTGAGGCTGCCGGTTCCGCCTGGTTCGGGCTGGGTCACGGGGTCGCCGATCGTGAAGGGTGTTTCGGACAGTGAGAATGCGAGTCCGTCGTTGCTGGAGTTGGGGCCAGCGCACAGGACACCTGCGACGTACTTGCCGTCTGGCAGGTCGTTGATGATCGCTGTGCGGGTGTCGCCGGGGTAGACGTGAACGAAGTCGCCTTCCTCGTACGCTTCTGGGTTTGCGGGCGATACGGGTGTTCCGGTGAACCAGTTTTCGGGGTGGTTCGCGACATCGAGCGTCGGGTCGTTCCGCACTGCTGCGGCGGCGGCTTCGGTATGGACCCACGGTCCGACGCACTGTAATGAAATGGTGCTCTCGGGAGTTGCGATGGAGACGGAGGTTGTGGTTCCTACCGTCTCGATGGTGACCGCGGCAAGCGCCGGCGCCGCGGTCGCGGTAGCGGGAATGGCGAGGGCAGCGGCCGCGGTGAGTGCGCCGGCGATGGTGAGGCGTTTGAGTGCGTTGATCATGTGTCCTACTCTGTCGGTTCCAGAGAGAATACCAATCAGTTGGTAAATTAGGACACAGGTCGCACTATTCAGTGAGGATCGGCCGCTTGCCGTCTGCGATGCATTCGGCGAACTGTTCGATTCGTTCTCGGGCGAAGCTGCCTCGGCCCGCGTGCTTCAGTGTTGCTTCGACGATGGGTTGAGGCATGCGTCGGTGGGAGCGGTAGATGCTGTCGAGTACTGGTTGTAGTGCCCGGCGTGTGAGGTCTGAGATTTCAGGATCGGAGCCCCGGAATTCTACGGTGACCGTCTTCATGGTTGCCCCTCTGCTTGTTGGTCGAATGTCCAAAGCCTATCTAACGGTTTTCGGAAATGCACCCACGACCAGGGCATTAGGGCGTTAAGTCCCGTTTTGGGCTCTAATTCACTACTTCCGGCGGATGCGCCATCGTTCTTTGGGTTGATGGAAACAGCCGGAACGCATACCGCGTTCCGGCTGTTTGGGTTTCACGAGCTAGAACGGTGGCTCCTCGGCGCCGCCGAAGTTCCCGGACTGTTGTGGCGCAGTGCCCCACGGGTCGTCGCTGCTCTGCTGGGACCGCTGCTGCCCGCCGCCGTTGCGGTTGGCTTTGTTGACCTTGGCGGTGGCGTACTTCAGTGAAGGGCCGATCTCGTCGACTTCGAGTTCGACGACGGTCCGCTTCTCACCTTCACGTGTCTCGTATGAACGCTGCTTGAGCCGTCCGGACACGATCACGCGACAGCCACGCGTCAGCGATTCGGCGACGTTCTCAGCTGCTTCCTTCCAGATGTTGCAGCGCAAGAACAGTGCATCGCCGTCCTTCCACTCGTTCGCGTTCCGATCGAACGTGCGCGGAGTCGAAGCGACGGTGAAGTTAGCGACTGCGGCGCCGGCGGGCGTGTACCGCAGTTCCGGATCGGCGGTCAGGTTGCCGATCACGGTGATGATGGTGTCTCCGGCCATGGTCAGTTCTCCTCGGGTAGGTGTGTGATGTGTTGGGGTGGGTATTCGGCGAGGACTCCGGCGCCGTCGAGGTTGTGTTGTTGGCCGCCGGGTTGGCGCACCTGGAATCCGTGCTCGGTTTGCATCCAGTTGGTCCCGTCAGCGTCGGCCACGAGTGTTCCGATGGGGAGCGCTCGGAGTTCTTCCACAGTCCAAGCTCGGGGCAGGAAATAGGCAGTAGCTTCGCGGATGGCTACCTGGGTGAGGTCTGCCATCTGGTCGTCATAGTCGCCTTTAGGGGTTGCCTCCCAGGCTTTCTCGATGCGATCAGTCAACGCGTCGGTCATGGCTTCACTTCCTCTACGTCGTAGATTTCCCAGTCGTTGCTCATTTCGACTTTGTCCGCGCAGTGGTGGCAGAGGCTGCTCGGCGCGTCGGCATACGCTTTGTCGATGGCGTCGTCCAGGTTGTCGGCTTCGACATCGATTACTGCACTGACTGATTGATTCAGCACGGCATGGTAGGTCGCCATCAGTAGTCGCCTTCGTAGTTGATGGTGCGGCCGGTGGATTCGATGGTGTTGCAGATGGATTCGAGGAGTCCGTCAGCGTCGGACCATCCGGGAGCATCATTGGGCGTGGCGTACTCGGCAATCTTGTCGAGCGCTGCGTTCGCTTCGTCGAGCTTGCGTGTGTTGTGGACGGCGGCGAGTGTCGCGTGAACCTGAGCCTGTGCGACAAGGAAGTCTCGGTCCTGGAAGTACCGTTCTGCGCATTCGTCGATCACTGCGTGAGAGAGGAGTTCTTCGGCGCGGGCGTAGTGCTCGTCGGGGGTCATAGTTCTCCGCCTTGGGGGTTGGTTTGGTCGCCGCATTCGACGCAGGCTTTGTAGTCGCCGTATGCGTCGTTGGTGAGGTTCCAGAAGTCGCTGCACTTGTGTGTTTCACGTGGCGCGGCAGGGAGTTTCACGCCGCCCGCGAGGATTGCGCGTGCAATGTCGATGGGTTCCTGTTCCTGCAAGAGGGCGTCGTCGATCAGCTCGGCAAGGTCGAACTCGGTGAGGATCATCTGCATTCTCCGCATTCCGTCATTTGTTCTTCAAGCACTTCGATGCGGGCAAGTGCCGCCTTATGGAGCGCGCTCGGTGTCTGCTCGGCCGACTTCGCCGCGGCGATCACGAAGGCCCTGTTGGTTTCCGGGTCGTGCACTGTCATTTCGATGTAGTTGATCGCGGCTTCGTTGTCCTCGAAGGCCGCCCGTGCTGCGGCGCCCATCGTGCGACCTAGATAGGCGGTGGCATCAGCGCGCATCGATCCGTCTTTGTGAAATCCCCGCACGCACGCTTCGATTTCGGATTCGAGGTATGTCTTGGCGGCGCGAATCTTGGTTGCGGCGCGCTTCGTCTCACAGCGGTCGTCATGCGGGATTCGCATGGTGAGGTATCCGCTGTTGCTGGCTTTGGTTTCGATGACTGCGTTCGGCCAGAGGCATCCGAAGGCGCTGGTGATGGATGCAGCGACATCGAGCGGCAATGGTAGGCGCACTTCGATTTTGGTGTCGTTCACATCGATCTCAGTCATGCGAGGTGTCCTGCTGCCCATAGTGCCCACCCGCAAATGTTGAGGGTGACACAGTTGTCGGTGTCGAGGTTGTCGAATGCGAGGTAATGCGAGAGCGTTTCGGCCAGTTCGGAGAGTACACCGGCCTCTTCGAATGTGATTGTGGCAGCGACTTCGTCGGGGCCGTGCTCAATCGCCTTCACACCCCACATGTTGGTGACTTCGTTGACGGTGCACGGAACGTCGAGTGTCCACTGGTGGGGGGTGTTGGTAAGGAAGCCGGTTCCGATGGTGCGCCAACTTTCGTCCCATGTGATAGTGATCGTGAGGTTCGGATCATCCAATGGCACACCCAATGATTCGAGGGCTGCGCGTTCCTTGTGATCCAACTGCGGATGCCTGAGAGCTGTTGTCATGTTCCCTCTTTCAGAGAGGTGGTTGGTTCCAAAAATGTGGGGTGCCACTCTGGCAAGTGACACCCCAAGTATTGCGCAACGCCACGCACAAGTCAACGGTCCATGAGTTCCACCTCCACGAGTCTGTAGGTGCGTTCCATCCGCGCCAATGATTGCGCTTCACGGACTTTGTTGGGGTCGCCGGCGTTGAGGGCGCGCGCCGCGATGGCTTCGAGCTGTGTGAGCGCGGCCCGCTCCCCCACGCTGGTTGCCTCCTGGTTGGCGTCTGACGCCGCGAGCTCGATTGTCGCTGCAGTTCTCAAATCCATCGGAATCAAGTCACTTTCTGATTGATTGAATTAAGGTTCGATCATGAACTGGGCGGTGGTAATTCAGGTCGGTCTCTCTGCGGCCGTTGCACTGTGGGGAATTCCCGTGGCTTGGCAACATTGGTCACTCGAACGGCGCCTTTCGAATCAGATCGAACGGAATGGCAAGGTTCTCGCGCAATCCACCGGAGACCCCGATCTTCGATACAGTGTGGAACTCCTTCAACGCGAGATGAACGAGCTGATCATCCGGAGAGCGTCACTCGTCGTCTATCCCCCGGCACGAATTCCGTCTTTGACAGTGGTAGTCCTGGCTATCGTTGGTGGTTCTGTCGCATGGTGGGGAACCGTTACCACGGCATTCATTGGTTGGTTTGGGTTCATCGTCGTTGCGCCGACCTTGATGCTGTCGATTCTGGTCGCGCTGAGCATTCGCGATGATGCGCAAGAGCGAAAAGAATGGATTAAATCTGGAGGTCCTCTTCGTAGTTCTCATGCCACGCGAACTAGGACAAGATTCCTCAATCGACACGAGTGATGCCCACAGCTGCTAGCTCCGTCCATTCCAAAACTTCGAGGATGCGATCGGAGTAGGTGACTGAGATCCCGTGTGGCGAGCACCATCCCCGCATGTCGTGGGCGAGCTTCTCCACCCTGGCGATCGTGGCCTCAGCCTTCTCGGCGCGGTCGATTGCAGCGAGGCCGGCTTCGATTGCGTTGTCTCGCTGCTCGTACAGTTCCGCTATCCGCCCGTTGGTGTGCTGCTCCACCACCAACGCCACACGGTCAGCGATCGCGCCAATAGCCCTGCGACAGATCTTGCAGCCGCCGTCGAATGAATGCTCTTCGTGTGCCGCGTTCTCGTACTCGTTACCCCAGGTGTGCGAATTGAGATCCGCTGCGATGAGGTCGGTCAACCCCGGATCAGGCGCGGTCACGACGACACCTCGGATGTGTCAGCAGCGGCAGCCGCGGCGATCAACCCGGCCCCAATCTCGCGTGCATCGTCGGAAGTCATACGACCGTCTTCGAGGTAGCAGCGGACTTTGCCGGACCCGATGTGCGCGGTGATGATTCCGTCAGCCCATTCGGCGTCGCTACCCTCCATCCACGGCTTCGGCAGTTCAATGACGGCATGAGTTGCGGCGATCAGAACCGCGAGGTGCGCCGCGAACTCGACATACGGATCTGTCGTCTTGCAGTCATGGCTTATCCATGAGCATCCGAGGCAAGCAATGTGATTGAGGCATTCGGCTTTCAGGCTTGCGGGCACAACTCCACCCGGTCGGTGAGCTGCAAGGATCTCGATCAGGTTGCTCATGGTGTCTCCAATGCTTCGGGCTTGAGTGCGGCAGTGAGGTCGCGATACAGCCGCCAGCGATCCTCAGTCGCACACTGGTGGAAGCCTTCTTCTTCGGAGATGTCGTACTCTTCGAGGATTTTGAGGGCCTTGTCGACTTGTGCTTGGACTCGCTCGACAGCCACAACCAGGGCAGCAAGTTCCTGTAGCGCCTCAACTGTCCGACTCGCTGTCGTGACAACGTCTGGCGCGGATGCACCCATGACGTGTGCCCGACCGTAAAACTTGATCAGGTGCTCAACATCCACCCCAGTCACGCCGCCACCTGCGCCCATTCCCTCCGGAATGTTGCTCCTCAGGACGACCTCGTGGGTCTTGGACAGCACCTCCAGAACATGTTCGGCGTGGGACTCTGTGAGAGATGCATGAATGTCTCCTTCGTCCAACCTGAAATCGAACTCACCGCAATAGCAGCCGCCATCCATGTCGGTTTGATGCGCAGCCAAAACCTTGATCGCAGTTCTGGCATTGCGGTCCCTGATCATGCGACGCTCTTGACTGTCTCGAATAGCTCGTACTGAACGGCACATGAACTGCACATCGCTCCAGACTTCGAAGGCTTCCCCTCGCCATGCCCCCACGTGTCAAACGGCGGCTGATGCCCAGCAGCACGAACATCCCTCTGTAGCTCGTCGATCTGAGCCGCCACATCCGGGAACCAGATCCTGATCTCCTCCAACTCATCCGGTTTCGCGAACGCCCCACACAGGCACTCCCCCGACATGTGGATCAGGTCGGAGACTTCGTTCACCGGCACCGGGTTTCCTGCTTCGCGTTGCATTAGCCGGTAGGTGTTCATGTCCGGTTTCGTCCACATCGCCAGTGGGGACGCCCAGATCGTTGACCCTTTCCGCTCGTGCAGTGGGATCTCCGAGCGCCGTTCCGATTCCTGACGACGCCGGCCGGCGATGAATACGACTCGCTGTCTGCGTCCGTCGGTGACGAGTTCCCGCCTCGCCGCTTCGAGGCATCGCTCTTTGAGGCGGGTGTACATCTTGAAGTGCATTGCTGGGCCGGGGAATCCGCGTTCCAGCACGAGATCGCGGTACGAGGTGGGTGCGATCTTCTCGATCAGCGGCAACCCCATGTTCTGGCAGGTGTCGCGTACGAATTGGCGTGTCTGTTCGATGCCGATGGTGGTGTTGGCGTGGATGGCGTGTGTGGCTTGTCCTCGCATGATGTGGGCGAGGACTGTGCTGTCGTTGCCGCCGGAGAACAGTACGCATTTCGCTGCGATAGTTTTGCCGTTGCCGTGAATACGGATGGCTTCGTTGAGGATGTGGTCGGCTTGCAGGACGAGCCGCATCACACGTTCTTCTCGTTGAGGTTTGTTGAGTGTGGCGACGATGCTGGCTGGGGTTGGGATGTCGAGGTCGGGGTTGAGTGGGTCACCTTGGTAGGCGAGTTTCACGTCGAAGAGTCCTTCGCTCATGCTCACCCCTCCTCGGCCGCAACGAACGGGGCGAGGTTGGGATGGCCCGCTCGGCAAGCGCTCGTAATTCCACCCTCTGCGCAGCCGAACCACTCGATGTCTGATCGACGCAACCATCCATCGCCGTTCGCATCCCACACCTCGGACACCTCGGCGGGTACGTCGTTCAGGCTCGGCCACGTTCCGGTTTCGGTGGGGGCAATGGTTTCGGCTCGATTGGCGCAGTCTTCGAGGTCTTCGACGGTGCGCCAAGCATGTTCCCAGTCGCCGTCTTCGAGTGGATCGACCACAGCGAGCGCGGCACGGAGAGCGACTGCAGCGCCGCCGATCACGGACGCTTCGGTGGGGGCAGCTTTCTTCTCGTTCAACCTGGCCCGTAGATCGGCAGCGAGTTCCGGGTAATCGGTCTCGCACGATGCCGCATAAGCGGCGAGAGCGGCTCGGGCATGGGGATCACTGTCGTACGAGAGGACGAAGTATCTGCGCCCAAAGTTGCGGCCACCCTCTGCGTCTGAACCGTCAACCCTGCGAACGATGTACTTGTCGGTGAGGCCAGCAGAGTTGGTGCCGGTTTCGGTGGGGGCAGGGACAACCGGAGAGGAGGCGGGCCAAACGTAAGCCGGTCCGTCCTGGTCGTGTGCAGTGTGATCGCCGTCGTGACCGCTCGTCAGCGAGCATCCCCAGCCTTCGATCTCAGACGGGCAACGCTCCGCTTTCGTCTCCTCCTCGGCGGGTTCGGCTTTCACGAGCTGCGTTGCGCGGTGATTGATTACAGACAATGACCAAGTTTTTCCGCCGATGATTTGGGTAATGCGCATCGGCCAGTAGGCGCGAAACGGACGCTGATCGTCGAGGGCCACCATCGCGAGTCGTGTGCTGGTGTTCGGCAGGTATTCGCGGACGCTCATTGTTGGTTCCTTAGTTCGGTGTTGGTCTGCTGGCACAGACTGTGGAGGTACGAATGGATTTGGTTGCGGGCCTGGATTTCTTCGATGTCAGGCTGCATTGGATTCGTCTGTCATGTTGGTTCCTTTGGTTGCTCTGACAAGCTCGTTCAGGTTAGCAGAATGCGCGGCGTTGCGCAGTGTTATGCGGCTGCTAACTGTGGGTGTTTGATGGGCCATTCGGTGGTGACCGACGCAGCGCGAGCGAGGAGTTCGGCCTGTTCGTCGCCGGTTAGCTCCTCCGCTTCCTCACGCCAGTAGTTAGCGAGGCTGGTCTGCTGTTCCGCGTACCAGCCGGCCTGCTGATGCATGAGTTGTTCGGCGGGTTTCCCGGCAAGGTTGTAGCGGCGCAACAGTTTGTACGCCAACCGTGCGGCAGCGAGCGCGTCGGCTGCTGCCTCATGCGCGTTGTCGAGTGTGATGCCGTAGTGCGCGCACACGTCACCGAGCTTGCGGGAACCCTTGCGGTACTTGTCATGCCGCTTGTCGATGACAAACGGGTCGACGACGGGGCCGAGCGGTAGACCGCCAATGCTGAGACGTTCCGCCTCGGCGTGGACCATGGTGAGGTCGAAGCAGCCGTTGAACGCGACGACGATGTGGCCGGATGCCCACGCGGCGACGAGTGCCGTGGCGATTTCTTCGACTCCGGGTGCGTATTCGGCGCCGTGCTCGGCTGCGTGTTCGGTGGTGATGCCGTGGACTGCTGTGGCGCCGGCGGGGATGTCGATTTCGGGGTTGAGGAGCCAGTCGCGGGGTTGGATCTCCCCGGTTGCGGGGTTGATGAGTGATAGGTGCGCTGTCACAATCCGATCCGATAGCGGGTTCGGGCCTGTGGTTTCGAGGTCGAATGCGGCGATCGGCATATCCCCAATAGCGGTCATGCGGCTGCCTGCTGTTTGGTTCGGGCGGTGGGCATGGGGATTCCGAGCTTGAGGGCGACGCGGTTTCGGGCGTTGGTGACGTTGGCGGGGTGGTCGGGGAATGCGATGCCGCACATGACCATTCCGATTGGGGTGTTTTCGAGTGCGGCGAGTCCGCATCCTCGTTGGGATGGGCATCCTTGGCAGGCTCGTTCGGCTGCTTCGGCGCGGAGGGTGGGTGCTGTGGGGAGGTTGCGGGTTTCGTATTGGTAGGCGGGTTTGTTGCGGCATTTGGCGAGTTGCCGCCAGGTGTTGTTGGTCATGTGGGGTGTCCTATCGGGTGGGGTCGATGCGCCAGAGTTGGTCGGCGGTGACGTAGAGGTGGTGTGGAAGGCGTACGAGTGTGATGTCGCCGTTGGGCCAACGGGAGTCGACGATCCAGCGGCGCGGGTCGCCTGCGATGTGCACGCTGGTTCCGGGCGGGAAGTCGTCGGCGGTCTGCGTGTTACGTTGATACGCTTCGTCTTCGAGCCGGCATTCTGTCCCGACGTGGACTATGGCGTCGAGGATCCGTTCGGCCTCCGCGATGTTGTCGACGCTCATTCGATGACTCGTACGTCGAAGCTGTTGCTGCCGTTGGGTTCGATGGACAATTTCCCGATGCGGTGGCCGGATCCGTGGATGGTGAGGCAGTTTCGGTCTGGGTCTTCGCGGATGGTGATCTTGTCGCCGTTGTCGAACACGTAAACCTTCGGGACACGGATCATGCCGCCACCAACTTCTCTGCCGCTGCTTCCCGGTACTTCTGGATGCCCCACGCGATCGCGTAGCAGGCCATCAAGTAGTGGTAGTCCCACTCGTGGAGATCCCACTCCCAGGTGTCTGAGAACTCCCACACCTCCAACGAGCCCACGTCGGTGAAACTCCAGCGAGCGAGCGCATCACGAATCAGGGACTCGTCACCGAGGGTGAACTCGTCGAGCACCTCTTCGCGTAGTGATCGCCAGGCAGGGCTGGCCGGGTCCGACATCCAGTGGCGCTGTTCGAGGAAAGCCTCGATTATCCGAGCCTTGGCCTTGTCGGGCTCGTAGACGCGGGTCTGGACACTGCGGTTGGTGATCTTCTCCGCCCAGTAATGCGGGTTGATCCGCCCGCGGTCCATCGCGAAGAACCCGAACATGTCGTGCTCACGGGAGAACGTGAACGATTCGAGGTCACCGTCGATGCACAGGTGCCCTGGCCAGGTGACGAGGTCCCAGTGCATCATCGAGGTTCCGGGCTGAGCGAACCGAACGTGCCGGTACACGCCGTCATCGTGCAGGATCGTCATCTGATGCTCGGCGGTATCGCGATCGAACCATTCCTTGGGCGTCATGGCGCGTGTCATGCTGCGTCCTTTGCTGCGTTGCGTAGTGCTGCAATGACTTCTGTCGCGGTGCGGCCTAATGCGTCATTCCAGAGGGGGATGTTGTCGAAGCCGATTTCGGCGCTGAGTGCGTCTTCAGCTGCTGTCCAAACCTCGTATGCCCTGGGCGCTGCTGGCCCTTTCATGCAGTCGTTGGTGGCATCGTTGATCGCTCCGAGGGCACACCTGCATCCGGTCGCGCTGTTGCGGAGCTTCCCTTGGCCCCATCCGTCTTGTTCGAGGATGTCGGCGGCACGATTGAGAACTGCTGCTACTTCAGACATGGTTGGTTCCCTTTCGAGAGGTTGGGGTGCCCTGGCAGACACCCCAACCCGGATGGTTAAGCGTTGGAGGGGATTTCGAGGCCGCGTGCGATGCGCTCCGAGTGGAGCTGGGCGAGTTCCTTGGAGCTTTCCTGCGCTAGCTTCAGAGCGCGGGTCAAATCGTCGACGCGGCCTTCACTGGATGTGCGTTTCGCGCTGGCAGTAAACCGATCTCGCACAGCCCTAACGTCCTCGATCTTCGCGAGGAGTGCTTCGTTGGTCATGGTGATCAGCTCGCCGCGGCCAGTGTTTCGAGTGCCGCAAGGAGAGCATCAGGATCGCCGGTGCAGATGAAGCGTGCAGCTTCAGTTCGCGCGCTGTCGTATGCGTGCGCCTCATTCTCGATCTGGTGCAGCAGAATTACGTCGTTCATGTTGGTTCCTTTCGTTGTGCCGGACTGGCATCCGACACGACGATCATATGCGCAACGTTGCGCACTTAGCAATAGGCAAAACGCACTTCCCTCGAACCCTGTGAGCATCGAACTCGGCCGGCGTCTCAAACCGCACATGACAAGCCGCACAATGACACACACGCAAACCGAACCAGCTCGCACCACAACCACGACACACAGTCACGCAACATCACCCCACAACGTGAACTGCGCACTCTCCGCCTGCAACGTCACGCGACGAGTGTCCGCGTGATGCTCACGGTCGTAATGCAGATGACAGCCCTGACACATCGCTCTCAGGTTGTCGTCACCGCAGTCTTCCGGGGTGTGATTCAGATGCGCTGTTGTCAGGATGACCTTCGAGCCCGTGCCGTACGCCGCCCCACCGTGGACGTTCGGACATCGACCTTCGTGGGTGTTTCGACCGCATTCGCCGGCGCATTCGCAGCGCCCGCTAGCTCGGTCGAATCGGATGCGTTGGGAGATGGCTTTCCAGTCTTTCGGGTATCGATGTCGGTTCTCAGGTCTGATCGGCATGCTCGCACTGCTCGCTTTCCTGGCTGGTTTGGACGGTGACGAATGTTCGGGGCGTGTTGCGGGTATCGACATGCCGGAACCGTCAGAATCGATTTGCGGGCCGAATGTTCACCACTCCTACGTTCACCCCCAAATTCAGGCTGAACGGGATTCACGTACCTGCTCGGCCGCTTTCTTCATCGACTCCGATTCGCCTGTTCGCATCACTTTCCCGACGCCGGGGACGTGCCATGGCCACACTTTTCGGGCTGCTGCGTACTTCGAGAATCCCTCGCGCACATACTGTTCGAACTTCGGTTCGTCTGCCTGGTCGTATTGGCACGTTTTGCGGAACCAGGTGAGTGCGTCGGAGAGGGATTGCTTCTCGTAGTCACTGGGTTGCGTGTTCGCTTGCAGTTCTCGGAATGCCTGGTTTGCGATCGCGGCGACTGCGGGCCTGTCGGAAACTGTTCCGTTGGAGCGTAGTTCGTCCATGGATGGTTGCGTGGGTTTGAACGTTTTGATGATGGCGGTGACGTGTCCGGGCATGATTCGCTCGGTCGATGTCGCGAAGTGGATGCGGATCGCTTCTTCGGCTTGATCCATGTCCCAGCGCGCAATGTCCGCGGCGTGGTGCCAACTGTTTTCCATGATTCCGTCGATGTACCGGTTGTCGTAGGACTGGCACATCTGCAGCAAGGTCGTTATGTCGTCGGCGTGGAGTGTGGTCATGGTTGGTTCCTTCGGTTATGCGGTTGCCCTGGCAGGCGGTGCAAGTAGTCGGCTGACTGGGGGTTCGGCTTCGATGACGAGGTTGTCGCTGGCGGGGATCATTCCGAGGTTGCGGCGCTGCTTGTCGCTGAGCGGAATGCCTGCGAGTTGGAGAAGTTGGGCATTGGGAAAGTCCTTGCGTGATTCGCCTTGCGCGAACTTGATTTCGGCGGGAGTGAGCGGAACGCCGTTCGGGTGGCACGGGATCGATGAGTTTCCGTAACGGGAATCTCGGGCCTGACTGCGTGGCGCGAGCGGTCCATCTGCGTAGCGCTGTTCGTTCAACCATTTCTGGGCGTACGGGATGAATGTCTGCTCAGGGAGGTTCGGGTCGGCGGCGTATCCGCGGACGGCTTCGAGGAGCCTCTGTGTGCCGACTTGTCGGCGGGCGTTCTCGTAGGCTTTGAACGCTGCGCCCTTCGCTTCGCCGCGGGGGTAGATCTTCCACCACTCTTCGAATTCGGGGGTGTAGCCGTTGCGTTTCGGCTTCGCATTCGCCGGAGAATCCGGCAAGTCTTTTGATCTACTTACGTTAGTAAGTAGATCTATCTCTATCTCTGCTTGATTCTGCTTGAGGTCCTGCTTAGCAGCTGCTACACGTTCTGCTTCTACTTCTGCTTGCGCTGCCCTGTTCGCCGCCCGAGCCTGTCCGCCCTTCTGGCCTGCGGTTATCTTCGATTCTCGGGCCTTTTCGATCTCTGCGATCGTCTGATTGTGCTCGCAATAATCGTGAACTATCGCGACATTTTTTGCTTCGTCAATCGTAATCGCGCCGCAAGATTCCACCGAAATTCTGTTGCGCTTCGTTCCCATCTTGATCCAAACGGGCAGCGGAAGGAACCCGTCGTTGGGGTACTCGCGGCAGTGCATGATTGCCTTCACGATCAACCATTTCTGGCCGTCGGTAAGGTTCACATACTTCGGGTTGCGGTCCATATCGACGGCAAGGTTGATGAAGATCCGCTTGTCTTTCGGCACGGTTGGTTCCTATCGGCAGTGCTGGGGTGAGGTGGTGGCTGGTCCTGGCAAACCGGCCACCACCTCGGAGGGTTAGAGGCGGCGCAGATACCGGAAATAGTCTTCCCAGTGGGTGAACGGTTTCCCACACATCCGGCACAGCATGGGTGCGCGGAGGCTGCGTGCGAGTTCTGCGTGCTGGTCGCAGATTTGGGCGGTGATGTAGCCGGTCACGTCTTGCCCGATGCCTTGGCATCCGTGGGCGCACATTTCCCAGGTGGCGTTGTTGTTGCAGGGTGGCCATTGGGTGTCGTGGAAGACGCCGACCGTGCAGGCTGGCTGGTGCTCGTCTTGGCCGGCTTCGGCGGGGGCGACGGCGGTTTTGGACGTTCGTTCAACTGTTGTCATGCCACGTCACCATAATGCTCATGCCGCGTGGTGTCCCCGGCTTTCACCGCGGTGGGGATCCGGCCGAAGTGCCAACCGGAACCGGACTCGCAGAGGTACACGCCGCGCGGAGCATCACGAACCTGTTTGCGTGCCAGCTTCGCATGAGCCTTCTTCTCGAACGTCCGCTTCCCGCAGTGCTCGCAGTTCGACCACAGTCGGTGTCCGGGAGCGTATTCCATTCGCCGCCTGTGACGAATTCCCGGCCCCGCGGCCATCAACTCGCCTCCGATGCTGCAGCCCGCGCGGTCATGTCCGCCTTCAACTCTCGGATGAGACTGTAGACCGATTCACGTTCCGGCTCAGGCAGGAACTTCACCTGACCCCACAGCTCCCCCAACGCCTTGATGCTTTCCGCTGCGCGAGCCTTCGTAGCCAGTTCCTCCGCTGTCACCTGAGTGGCCTGCGACTGCTGCGCGCCAAACCGATCAGCAGCCGACTGCGACTGCTGCGCAGGCTGTTCCGGCGCAGCATCAGGCGTCGAATCCAGCGCCTGCAGCTCCCGCACCTTCGCAGTCTTCGGATCACACTTCAGTGCATCGAACACCAGCCACTCCAAAGTGAACTGCGGAGCCGGCTTCGGCTTATCGACGCCAGGACGCAAACCGTGATTCACCGAGCGGATACCCACGATCTTCGGGGCCTCGTCACGCGAAAGGCGCACCCATGCCGACACATCGAACGCGAGCGTCTTGTGTCCTTCGACCTTGTATTCCTTCTCATTCGGAATCGGCCGACCGTTGTTGTCGAGAGCGGCGACCATCTTCCCACGAGCCGTGACGACAACGATGCCGGGGAAAGTCATCAGCAGATGCATCAACCGGCCATGGCGATCGTTCGCGTCATTCCACAAATTCATCGCGGGCTTGATCTCCGCGTCCGGGTCTTCCTTGAGTTGCTTCATGGCGTACTTCGACTGGCGTGCCCGACCGCCGACCCAGTCCTTGAGCATGTCCCACTCGGCGGTCATTGAGTCGATGAGCAAGACGACAGGCTTCTCCCCTGCGTCGTGAGCTCGCTGCGCTTCCTGCCTCACGGCGGCGATCTGGCCGTGAATGTCGCGCCACGTTCCGTCGTGTTCGAGGACGAGGTAGTCCGCCCCTTCGATGGCCGCGTACTCGTCGGCCGCACCTTCGCCGAGGTCGAGCCAATAAGCTTGGCCGACCTTGTCGGATGCGGTGAACTCTGCGAGCGCCCAGGACTTCCCGGTCTTTTCGCCACCTTCCACGAGAATGAGCGGCCACGGTACAGCGCCGGTCGGCTTGCGTGTCTTGATCGATGTCATGCTGCTGTCCCGCTTTCGAAGTCGATGAGATGTGCGTGGAGTTTGTCGAGGTCCACCTCTTTGCGTGCCGGGTAGAGGGCGACACCCTTTTTCGTGGGTTGGCGTTGGGCGATCTTCTGCCCTCCGCACCACACTTCTTTCGCGTTGCCGACGCGGTCGAGGATGTTGGACTTCGCCTTATTTATCCGCGAGTCAACCGTTTTCGCATCGGCCTGCGCCGTGACCAGATCGATTGCGAGTTGCGGGTGGATCTCCCACTTACTGTCCGCTTCGATCTCGGGATGCTGTCGACGAATGATGTCGTAGTCGCCCTTCGACCCGTCGGCCGCCGGCGGGACACCTGCGAGCACGTTGTTGACGTAGAAGTCGAGGCAAACCGCTTCGAGCGCTGCGGCCTGCTCCGCGTTGTAGTGGACGATGTACACCGCAATGCCGTAGTAGGGAGTCCCCACGACGACGAATGCGCGGGCAATCGTCGGATCCGTCTGGCGGGCAACGTGCAATTCCCACAAGACTTGCACGTAGTAGACGAGTGGAATCTCGTCGGTGCCCGGTTTTCCGAATTTGAACCCGTGGCGGTCGGTCTTCAACTGGACGGTGACGTGCTCGCCGTCAGGAAGAGTTGCTAGATCGTCGGGCGTTGCCATTGCAGGGAATCCGAATGCGTCGGTGACGAACTGGATTTCCTCGCCGTGAAGGATCAGCTCGGGGTTGCGGTCATGCCACATCGCCCGGACGGCCGGTTCGAGGAAGTGCCCATCGCGCTGGATCTGCGAGGACGGTTCATCGTCGAACGGTTCGTCCATGAGTGCAGCGCGCATCGGTTCATAGACGCTTCGGGGTCCGCCCCAGTCTCCCGCGACGCCGTAAATCTTGGGGACTTTTGACGCGGATACGGTGAGCTGCCACGGTTTGGTTCCGGGCGTGATGATGGCGGTCATGCGTGCCACCCCATCGCGACTGCGATGTAAAGAGTGTTGTAGACGGTGGCATACAGGGCGCCGAGGCCGACGACCACCAGTACCGTGAGTGCCCACGTGGGGATCTCGTCGTAGTCCTGTTCTAGATCCTTCTCAGTCAATCCGAGTGCGGTATTGTCGAGGGGCATGTTTGGTTGGTTCCTTTCGTGCACGCCCGGCCCTGATTTCCTCCTGGCAGAGGTGGGTCGGGCACTTTTGGTTTGGGTGGGCTAGCTGGGTTCGCGGTACTTCGCTGGGACGTACGGGGTGGTGAATGCGGCGTCCACGTCGCGTGGCCGGAATCGTGGGGACTTTCCCACCATGACCGCGGGGATCACTCCGTCTGACACCAACGTCTTAACGGTGCGCGGGCTGAGTCTGAGTTTCGCGGCGAGCATCTCGTAATCCCAGAACTCACCGAGCGTGCATTCATGTGCGTGCGTTTCGATCTGTTCGGTCTGCATTGACTGGTTCCTTCCGTAGCTGGCACTGCGCATCACTATATGCGCAACGCTACGCAGTAGCAAGCAAAACAATGAAGAACGTCAACGCAATTCGTGCATCGACGCGTATCTGCAGGTCTGCGCAGTGAAACGCGCGTTAGACATGCGCAATATTGCGCCGCATACTGTTGCGCATGGGAAGACCGAAGGACGAATCGAGCGAAGAAAGCCTCGCGCTAGAGCTGTCCGCCTACGTGAGATCGGCCCGCGAAGCCGCCGGAATTAAGTCCATCCGCGAGGGCGCGCGTATCGCACAGATGGCCGAAGCGTCTTGGCGGAACGTGGAGAGCGGTCAAGCAGTCAAAGGTCATCCAGGGCAACGTAAATGGCTCAAGCCGACAGTCGACACCCTCAATCGGATAGCCGATGCACTCGACATTTCGCGCGAGGAAATCCTGAAAATTGCCGGAAGTCACGTCACGTACGTCAACAGACCGGATACCATCAGAGCTGCCGCGACCCGAACCATCGACGTGAGCGATCTATCTGATGCAGATATCGAGCTGTTAGAACAGTACGCAAATAGAATGCGGCCGAACAAAGGCAAGAGGAAACGAGCATGAGCGCACTACGTGAAGCAGACCCCGGCGGTGTACCCAAAGTGTGCACGGTCCCGATCAGTGGCCGCCACGGCACGCTCGACGCAGGAAGGAACCTGATCCTGCTCAGCGACAAGCTGTCTGTTCGCGAAGCTGCATTCGGTGAGGCCCACCTCAGGTTTCATGCGTCGACGCGTGGTGCGGGTGATTGCGAGGAGGCTAACCAGGTCGCCGCGATTCACCTGATCCCATCCGTGCGGTTGATGGAAGTCGCGTTGCGCGAGTCCGGTACCGCGGTTGGCGCTGCGGATGAGCTTGGCGTTGCGGTGCACGTACTGTCTCATCGCATTGAGGGCCTTGCGGTGATCGACAGCATTCTTGCGGCGAGCTTGTGGTGCGAGGTCGATTGGCCCGCAGATGGGGAGATGCAGGGATTTGAATGCGTTGTTGCCGATATCAGCGTCGAACACGCGTCGAGGGTCAGATCGAGCCGTAGGGCAGCTTAGTCAGAGAAACAAAAGTGGCCCCGAACCCTTAACTCAGAGTTAAAGGTTCGGGGCTGTTTTTGTATGTCAGGCGATCTGAACGAGGTTGTCGAGCTTTCCGAGGGCGGCACGGGCCGTGTCCTGGTTGAGGTGTGCATATCCGGCCGTGATGAGGACCGACGAATGCCCAAGGATCTGTGCGATCACTTCGATGGGGACGCCAGCTTCGAGGAGCAGTGACGCGGTGGTGTGCCGCGCGGCATGCAGAGGCACCTTGGGTGCGTTCGCTGCTGCGAGCGCGTCCGCCCAAGCCTCGGAGTCTTCAGCCGCTCCGACTGGTCGGCCGTTCTCCCCAACCCAGACGAGATTGTAAGGGTTTGGTGCAGATCGGAGCTTGTGTTCCTTCAGCGCTGCCGCGAGCGGCGCGATCATCGGAATGTAGCGGATGGAGCGCGTAGTTTTCGGTCGTGTGAGCGCTCGCACGGGATCGCCTATGTCGATCATCATGAATCCTGGGGCCACATCCCACTTGCGCTGTGGGCAGGTGGACGTTCGGCTGGCAGCTTTACCGCACGGGAATTTGCCCTCCGCTGACTTAGGGCCGCAACCGTGAACGCTGGGGACACGCTGCAATTGCCACGAGATATCGATGAGATTGTTCTCGAAGTCGACGCGGTCCCAGGTAAGGCCGAGGCATTCCCCTTGCCTAGATCCGGTAAGTAGCGCCATTGCCCACCGTGCCGCCCAGGGAATGTTGTATTTCGCGGCATTGGTGAGAACTTCGCGTGCTTCGTCGGAGGTGAGTGAGCCGCGCGACTTCATGATGACTTTCGGCTTGTCTACGATCTCGCACACATTCTCTTTGATGAGGCCTTCACTTTTGGCGTCTCTCAGTGCGCGGCCGAGGATGTTGTGCGCTATTTCTGCGGTTCGGGTGGATTTACCGGCTTCGATGATCGCTTTGTGCATTGCTCTAACGTCGGCCGGTTTCAGGTCTTTGAGTGATCTTCCGCCGACGTGTGGGGTGACGTTGTTTTTGATTGCCGATTTGTAGACTTCCCAGACTCGGGGTCGCACGCGCGGTTTAGCGATGGTGTCGACCCAGTGGTCGAGCCATGCGCTGACTTTCATTCGGCTTTCGTCTTCGAGGTTGCCGGCGGCGATATCGTCCCGAAGTGTTTCGGCCTTTTTGATGCATGTTCCGTAGTCTTTGGAGGAGACGGTTCGGGCGAGCCGCTTGCCGTTCGCTGCGGTGCCGACGTAGAAGCGGCAGACCCAGACGCCGTCTTTCGTCTTGTGTGGTTTGGGGACTCCGCGGGGTAGTTTCGCCAT